ATTAAAACCCACCGACATGAGTCTCAAGGAGAACCTGATAACCATCTGGAAAAATAAAGGCCAGATCCTGGAAGGGATCACCAACAATATCTTCAGAAAAGAAGATGTGGAAGCAGTGGCTCAGGTACGTATGAATATCTGCCAGGGTTGTACCCTCTATGATTTTGTAGGTACCGGTTGCATGGCTCCTGGAACGCAGCCTTGCTGTGACCAGACCAGGGGTGGATGTGGATGCTCTCTGAGTTTTAAGACCAGATCACTGTCCAGTGATTGTCCCAAAGGAAAATGGGAGGCCGTTATGACCCAGGAACAGGAAGATGCTTTAAACATTAAACTGGGTATGTAATGATGATTGAACTCATCATATCACATCCTATCTACAAGACCAAAACGGTCTATGAGAAACATGGAGAGGATGAGTTCCCTGAGGAGCGTCAGGTATTGGTGAGAGAAATCTCCATACGCAAATGGTTTCACAGAGACGCCATTACCTCTATAGAGGAATATGTAGGTAAGAATAACCGGGTAAATAAAAAGCGCAGCATGGTCTATGACCGCTTCAGCTCCCGGTTTTATGTAACCTTTCATTCTATAGATGAATTACTAACGAGGATAGATAAACCAAAACAACAAATAGGTTTTAGTCATGGCAATAATTTTCATACCTGACAAACACGAGTATAAGAGCATTGATGAAGAGCCTATAAACTGGCTAAGCGTAACTACGCTGGTAGGTTATTTTAAGCAGCCTTTTGATGCACAGAGCATGTCTGAGAAGAGTGCCAAGAACAAGCGAAGCAAATGGTACGGTATGACCCCTGGCGATATCCGGGATGCCTGGAAGTCAGAAGCGCTTAGAGCCACTACATTGGGTACCTGGTACCACAATCAACGTGAGAGTGATATCTGTGAGCTAAGCACGATGACCAAAGACGGTATTGAAGTACCGGTGTTCAAACCTGTGGAGATTGACGGCATCAAGTATGCTCCTGCACAGAAGCTTGTAGATGGCGTTTATCCTGAGCACATGGTGTTTTTAAAGTCTGCCGGTATCTGTGGTCAGAGTGACTACGTGGATGTGGTTAATTCCAAAATCAATATCCTGGACTACAAGACCAACAAAGAGATTAAAACAGAGAGCTTTAAGAACTGGGAAGGTATTTCACAGAAAATGAAGGGGCCCCTGGCTCATTTAGATGACTGTAATTTTATGCACTACGCCTTACAGCTCTCTACGTACATGTACATTATCCAAAAGCATAACCATAAACTGGACCCAGGTCAAATGACTTTGCACCACGTCAAGTTTGAAGAAGCCGGTAAAGATAAGTACGACAACCCCATAGCCGCCCGTGATTGCAACGGTGATCCTATTGTGGCTGATGTTATTCCGTATGATGTTCCATATCTGAAAAGTGAGGTGATTAACATGATTAGTTACCTGCATGACTTCAGAGAAAAGATTGTGAAAAGCAAAAAATGAGAAAGCCCTATTTAATTGACCGTGATTTTGAATATACCTTGCTAAAAAAATTAGCAGGGGAACTCCACAAAAAATACCCGGAAGTCAATGCTTCAAATACCCTGGTGATCAACGTGTCGCCTGATTACAGCTCTATGGTGTCTATGTTTATGGCCCATCAGCTTTCTCATGAAGGGGAGATGTGTGATTTAGAACACGTAGAGGTTCCTTATCCTAAACAGGATTTCTCTCCATTTGAATACAGGCTTAGAGTCAAGTTTCAGGAAGCAAGAAAGAACTACAAGCATGTGGTGCTCTGTGAGGCAGGAATCATCCGTGGATTTAACTACATGTGGATTACACAAGTGCTAAAAGAATTATTACCAGAAGGAACTCAGGTAATCACCACAGCGTTATGTGAAAATCTGGGAAGTAATTTTAAAAGTGACGTGGTTGGGCATTATTACGATGATCAGACACAGGATTTGACTTTTTACTTTGAGGAGTATAACAAGCACTGGGACTAATGGTAAGATTATTTGACATAGCTAGTGGCAAAGTAGTGCCATCTGAGCATTGCTATACGCTAAGCTTCCTAAATACTATTCTGGAATCTTACGACAAAGAGGAGGCCACAAAGATCATGACCTACCTGTTTTACATGAGCTGCCCTAGCCCGGATCTCAATCCATACTTTGACACCCCAGAGCAGGACAAGGAAGACCTTATATTAAGGGATATTGCCGCTGAGTTTTCTACAGAGGATGAAATGATCATCTATGCACTAAAGAGATGCAGACAGCTCTATGAAACGCCTACATACAGGGCTTATATTGGTATGAAGAGTATGCTTGACCGTTTGGCTCACTATATGGAGATTACACCTATTGAGCATGGACGTGATGGAAATATTACTGCTATTGTAAATGCTGCTTCCAAGTTTGAACAGATCAGACAAAGCTTCAAGGGTACACTAAGAGACTTAGAAGAAGAACAGTCCTCACAGGTTCGAGGAGGACAGAATTTAGCGTACGATACCTAGTATACTGTAGTGTGATGAAATTGGCAGACGTGCCCTCCTGTCTCGGGGGTGTGGAGCTACTGATAAACGTAGGATAAAGGGTTGACCACAAATAGCGCGCAATGTCCTATAGCTAAAGTCCACTTGGAGGTTCGAATCCTTCCGCTACAGCAAAAAGTAGTAAACAATGAAGAGAAGAAACTTTTTATCAAACCTGGGGGCTTTAGCAGCCTTGAGTGTATTACCCGAGCAAAAAAGGCAGATGCCTGAAGAGCGTATGCGCATTACTGCCAGTGGAAAATTAACCATATCTACAACAGGTAATGTAGGTACAGGAACTAATACTCCGGCTTATAAGTTTGAATTAAGGGGATGACGGGTTTTGGTGCTTCTGATTAAAACCGGGTAGCACGGTAACGTGGGTTCGACTCCCACCGTCTCCACAAAATAGAGAGTTACCCAAGTTGGTGAAGGGGCCTCACTGCTAACGAGGTAGGGTGTTACAGCCGCGAGAGTTCGAGCCTCTCACTCTCTACAAATAGAGATATAGCTCAGTTGGTTAGAGCACTGATCTGATACGTCAGTGGCCATAGGTTCGAGTCCTATTATCTCTACTGAATCTGTCCAAGCGCGAAAGTAGGCAGGCAGTTGACATCCAGGAATAGACTGGAGTACGCGTCTTTGGTGCAATGGTAGCATAGCGGTCTCCAAAACCGTTGGTAGAGGTTCGAATCCTTTAGGACGTGCAATGATTAATATATTAGCCATTAACCCCTGTTTTTGGGCATAATGTCTAATATATGCGACATAAGCTTCCTTAGCTCAGCTGGCCAGAGCTCCTGATTTGTAATCAAGTGGTCGTAGGTTCGAATCCTACAGGAAGCTCTAAAGAGATGGTTGAAGCTGTAGTTAGCACACCTCTGATAATGGTGATTACACTGAAAAAAGGTTTATAGTAAGTGTAAGTAAAATCAGGCTAATCAGAAACCTTGAAAGACCCGCAGTCTCTTTAACTGCTCCCGTGGTGGAATTGGTAGACACGCCAGACTTAGGATCTGGTGTCGCAAGATGTGTCAGTTCGAGTCTGACTGGGAGTACTAGCAAAACTTGTAAAAGCTGCAAGTTTTGATACTGAAAGGTGGGTGAGTGGCTAAAACCGGCAGACTGTAAATCTGCTCTCTTCGGGGTACGGGGGTTCGAATCCCTCTCTTTCAACACAAGTAGGAATGGGTGAGCGGTTTAGCCCTCTGTTTGCAAAACAGGTGCACGGCGGTTCGAATCCGTCTTCCTACTCTAAGTGCCATATACTAAACACCAACACTATGACAAACCAAGTTTACACTGATTTAGAACCTTTACCACAACCAACCTTTGGTCAAAAGTTAGTAGGATACACCTTCAATCCTTCGGGGGATCCTAAAGTAGCCAGGGCAAAAGAATTATGTGCTGAACTAGCTGACCTGGTATACGAGGGCAACGAAAATCTGGTACTTAATAACTCAGTAAAGCATCACCTACTTCACCACACTTACGGAGAGATCCTCAATGCACAAATGAATGTAGTGAAAATCCTGACTTTGAAGGAGTAATGAATTTTGGAGAAGTGCTGGAGCAGATGCTTTTTGGGCATAAAATGCGAAGACCAGATTGGAAGCCTGATACTTACATCAAGCTTTATATCACTCCAGTAAATGGGGTGGGATTTGAAAAGAAAATTTACAAGTGCGACCAGTATTCCAAGAGTATTTATGTGAATGCTGACGATGACCTTTTAGCTAATGACTGGGAAATTTATGAATGAAGAAATCCAACAACATGTCTTTCACTTTAACCCGTACACCAAACAATGGGCTTGTGTACACCGGGATTTTTACATGCAATACCTCAATGGTAATGCCCCGTATGACAGTGTAGTCTACGCCAAAACTATAAATCCACTCTTGTCCATGTTTACTGATGACGGTTCGCAAAAAGAAAGTACAGAGAAGAGCTAAAAAATGCTTCACTGTTATTGGTTTACCTATTTACGGGGGCTATGTAACAGTCTCCATAAACCAGACAGATGCAGAGTTTATCCGGTCCTACATGAAAATATGGGACAGGGCAGACAAACAGGCTGCACAGTCAGCATGTGATCTTGTAGCCCAGCAGATTGTCCAGGAACAAGGCAAGACCGCACATATCCAGGGTAATGTAATTATCCGCATGTACAGCGACCTCAAAGATCCCAGAGATTATAACACCCTGGTACATGAACTCTTTCATGCTACAGACTTTATCCTGGATTACCGGGGGTTAACATTGGTGGACGGATCAGATGAAGCTTATGCTTACCTGATAGGCTACCTGATGGAAAAAACTATGGAAGCATACCTATGAGTTTTTATAAAGAAGTACCAACCTATGATAGCGGCCACTGGACAACCACCTTGTTTCAAAGCAGGGAAGAGTTCAGGGACTTTGTAAAGTCCTGCTTCAAAGAACCTGGTAAGTATGAGTTTGATGATGTGTCTTCTGCTATTTTTAAGGAGCAGTCCATCTTATTCCAACAGCAGGGATATTTCTGCAACGCTCCTTTTAAGAGCAAGGACTTTGTGTTCTACTGGAATGACCAAAAAGAAAAATGCCGTAACGGTGTAATTGTAAAAAGTGGCAACAAGTCCTGGTATGTCAGCCGGGACTATTACATGTGGCTTAATTTTCTACCCATTTATGACAAAGAAGAGAAGAAGTTTGACTTTGCCAAGATCCGTGACGCTCAGTATCACATGGCTCTATACGAGCAATTGGCCGAGCTACATTATGAGCACGCTGTTATCTTAAAAAAACGTCAGATAGCCTCTTCTTATTTCCATGCCGCTAAACTCATCAACACCTTTTGGTTTGAAGAAGGAGCGGTGCTTAAAATGGGAGCTAGTCTAAAAGACTACATCAATGAAAAAGGAACCTGGAAATTCCTGGATGAGTACAAGAACTTCTTGAACGAACACACTGCCTGGTACAGACCGCTGGAACCGGAAAAAGTAGGAGCCTGGCAACAGCGTATTCAGGTACGTGTCAATGGCAGAAATACCTACAAGGGACTCAAGTCAACCATTAACTCATACTCTTTTGAGAAAGACCCTACTAACGGTGTCGGTGGACCGGTAACTTACTTCTTTCACGAGGAGGCCGGTATTGCCCCAAAGATGGATGATACCTACGGTTTCATTAAACCAGCCTTACAATCCGGTTTCCTTACCACAGGTATGTTTATCTGTGCAGGATCTGTCGGTGATTTGGACCAATGTGAACCTTTAAAGAAATACATCCTGGAGCCCTCTGCCAATAGTTTCTATGCGGTAGACTCAGACATTATTGACAAAGACGGCACACTAGGTAAAACAGGACTATTTATTCCCGAGCAGTGGAGTATGCCTCCGTACATTGACACTCATGGTAACTCCCTGGTCAAAGAAGCGTTAATTGCCCTGGATGAATACTTTGCCAAAAAGAAAAAAGACCTTGATCCCAAGGACTACCAGCTGGAAATTTCACAGCATCCCAGAAACATTGAAGAGGCTTTTGCATCCCGCAAAGAGGCCAAGTTCCCTACCCACCTTGTATCCAAACAGCTACAACGTATCCAGGAAAAAGAGTACCCGGTAGAGTACGTGGATATGACCCGTGATGGTAATGACAAGATTGTCATCAAGCACTCTAACAAGCTGCCCATTATGGAGTTTCCCATCAGTATGAAGACGGAGAACAAAGAAGGGGTGATCTGTATGTGGGAAAGGCCCATACCTAATGTGCCCTGGGGAACCTATTACGCCAGCATTGACCCCGTGGGTGAAGGCAAGACTACTACTTCAGACTCTTTGTGTTCAATCATAGTTTATAAGAACGAGATACAGGTAACACGGGATGAGGGTAATGGGAAGGTCAGCACCTATGTGGAAAAAGATGGCATTGTGTGTACCTGGACAGGTCGCTATGATGACTTAAAGAAAACCCACGAGCGGTTGGAAATGATCATTGAGACCTACAATGCCTGGACCCTGATAGAGAACAACGTGTCTTTGTTTATCCAGTACATGATATCACGTAGAAAACAGAAGTACATGGTTCCTAAAGACCAGATCCTGTACCTCAAAGACCTGGGTGCTAACCGCTCTGTGTATTCAGAATACGGGTGGAAGAATACGGGAACTCTATTTAAGCAGCACTTGTTAAACTACGGGATTGAATTCCTGCAGGAAGAGCTGCACGTAGATGCTGATGATGACGGCAACGTCACCAAAATAACCTACGGAGTGGAGAGAATACCTGACCCAATGCTCTTAAAAGAAATGTCAGTGTATATACCTGGGCTCAACGTTGACCGGCTTGTAACATTTTGTGCTCTTGTAGCTTTTGTGAACGTGCAAAAAAGTAACAGGGGTATAGCAAAAAGAGTGGAAGTCGTCAATGATAAATTGGAGAACTCGCAAAAAATGAGTAAATTATCTATGAGGTCTCCTTTTAGACACATGGGTACAAACAATGGCAATTCTACTACTGCCAGACCGTCCCGAAATCCTTTTAGAAATATAAGATAAGCCCCCTATGGGAGAAAACAGAAGTGCCAAGCATGCTGAGATAACTCGGCAGATTGAGGACGAAAAGGCTGATAAGAAAGGCCCTATCAAGTTTCAACTTCAGCTTAACGAGGAACAGAAAGCAGCAAAGGAGGTCATACTCAATAACACCCTTACGGTGCTATCAGGGCAGGCAGGTAGTGGTAAAACATTACTGGCATGTCAGGTAGCGCTGGATCTTCTATTTAAGAAGCAGGTGAAGAAGATTGTGATTACCCGTCCTACAGTCTCTAAAGAAGAGATTGGCTTTTTGCCTGGTGACCTGAATCAAAAGATGGAGCCCTGGATGCAGCCCATCTATTCTAACTTCTACCAACTATACAACAAGGAGAAAGTCAATGCAGTCATCAAGGATGAACTGGTAGAGATTGTACCCCTTGCCTTCATGCGTGGTAGAACATTCCTTGATAGCGTGGTCATTGTTGATGAGGCGCAGAACTGCACCAATGAGAACATGATTATGATCATCTCCCGCCTGGGTATTCGCAGTAAGATGATTATCTGCGGAGACACTGCCCAGGTAGATTTAAAGTCCCGGGGTGACAGTGGTTTTAAAGCCCTGTTGTCTATTGCCAACAAGGTCAAAGACTGTGAATCAGTAGTACTTGCAACCAACCACAGACATCCTGTTGTGGAAGCAATGCTTGATAAATATGATGAACTCTTAGAACACAATGCAAATGGAAAATCAAGAAAGGCATAAGCAAAAAATTGACATCCTTGCCAAGTGCATTGATGCCCATGTAATCACACTTCAGGAAGCGTTGATGTTGCTAGACGCAGACATTGTGCAGCCTGAGATTAATATTTCTTCTTCAAGCACACAATGGGGCGGACTAAATTACCCACCAAGAACATACAATTATCCAGGGACAGGCACTATAACTGTACCCAACCTTACATTCGGGACAAGTACTGGCGGTACAACAACTACAACAACTCTTCCCCAGGGAGCTACTTTAACAAATACAGTTGGCTCAATCAATGAGAACACTGACTAAACTATAAGAATAAATGCAGGTTTTTAATGCAATGCAGGCCAAAGCTGGTACAAAGACCGAGCTGAATAAGATGGGATCACTCACCCAGCCCGTTCAGTTCTTACCAGAGAAGCAGAAAGATGATGAGTGGAAAGCTCATTGTTTAGACTGGCTGGAATTCCAGGGTATGAAGCAGCTGCGCAGAAATGCTCGCAGGTTGATGAAGAACTATAACCTGGCTAAAGGTATTATTGACAAGAGTGATTATCTGCCCGATGAGAACAATGAGATGAGTGACCTCATTGACGTATTGACAAAGGAAGATGCCAGTGCATTTGAACTTAAGTTTTATCCTATCATTCCCAACGTAATTAACGTACTGTGTGGGGAGTTTTCCAAGCGTGCCAGCAAGATTACTTTCAGAGCCGTAGATGACCTTTCATACAATGAGATGATGGAGGAGAAACGGGAAATGATTGAGCAGGTATTACTACAACAGGCTCAGCAAAAGATCAGCCAACAGCTTTTAGCCATGGGTGCTGATATGGAGTCTGAAGAATCTCAGCAGCAGCTTAGCAAAGAGAACCTGATGACACTGCCGGAGATTGAGCAGTTCTTCAAAAAGAACTACCGGTCCATGATTGAGGAGTGGGCTACCCACCAGCAGAATGTTGATGAGGAGCGTTTCAGAATGCAGGAGCTGGAAGAGCGTGCCTTTAGAGACAGCTTGATTACAGACCGCGAGTTCTGGCACTTCAAGATGAATGAGAATGACTATGACCTGGAGCTGTGGAACCCGTTATTGACATTCTACCATAAGAGCCCGGATGTACGCTATATCTCTCAGGGCAACTGGGTGGGAAAGATTGACCTTATGAGTGTCTCTGATGTGATTGACCAGTTTGGCTGGATGATGGATCAGGAGCAAATGGAGTCTTTGGAAACCCTGTACCCGGTACGTGCTGCAGGTTATGCCGTAGGCGGTAAACAAAATGACGGTTCTTTCTATGACGGAACCCGTTCACATGAATGGAATACACAGATGCCTTCTTTGGCATACAGACAATTTACTTCTTTGTATGACACACAGTTTGGCACAGGCGATATTGTAGAGTGGATACTTTCAGACTCAGAAGATACCGTAGACTTTGGTAAAACCCACCTGCTACGCGTATCCACTATTTATTGGAAAAGCCAACGCAAGGTAGGCCACCTGACCAGAATTGATGAGGAAGGCAACATGATCCAGGCTATCATTGGTGAAGACTACAAAGTCACAGATAAGCCCATGTACAACACAGTAGTGTACAAGGAGAAGAGCAAAGACAACTTACTCTTTGGTGAGCACATTGACTGGATCTGGATCAATGAGACCTGGGGTGGTGTAAAGATCGGCCCTAACCGTCCTGCTTTCTGGGGACAAAATAACCCTGGGGGATTGAATCCTATGTACCTGGGTATGAACGGAGGCAAGCCAGGCAGAGTACCATTCCAGTTTAAGGGGGATGCTACCCTGTATGGTTGCAAGCTTCCGGTAGAAGGATCTGTATTCTCTGACCGTAACACACGTTCTGTGGCTATGGTAGACCTGATGAAGCCTTTCCAGATTGGATACAACGTGGTAAATAACCAAATTGCAGACATCTTAGTAGACGAGCTGGGAACAGTGATCATGTTTGACCAGAACGCGCTTCCACGTCACTCTATGGGCGAAGACTGGGGCAAGAACAACCTGGCTAAAGCTTATGTGGCCATGAAGGACTTCCAGATGTTACCGCTGGATACAACCATTACCAATACAGAAAATCCGCTGGCATTCCAGCACTACCAGGTACTTAACCTGGAGCAGACAAACAGACTGATGTCGCGTATCCAGTTGGCCAATTATTTCAAGCAACAGGCTTTTGAAACCATTGGCTTAACACCGCAACGTCTGGGCCAGGAGATAGGCCGTCAATCAGCCACAGGCATTGACCAGGCTGTGAACTCTTCTTACGCACAGACAGAGGTTTACTTTACGCAGCACTCAGACTATCTGATGCCGCGTGTCCATGAAATGAGAACTGATCTGTCACAGTACTATCACTCCCAGAAGCCAAGTTTACGACTGCAATATGTTACTTCCTCAGATGAGAAGGTAAACTTCCAGATGAATGGTACTGACCTATTGCTTAGAGAGCTCAATGTGTTCTGTACAACTAAGACCAACCAGCGTCAGATCATGGAACAGTTAAAGCAACTGGCCATGAGTAACAACACTTCCGGTGCATCCATATATGACTTGGGTAATTTGATCAAGGCAGACTCTATTGCAGAGATCACCCACGTATTGAAATCTGCTGAAGAGAAATCTCAGTCTCAGAAACAGGCAGAGTTACAACAGCAGCAAACCATGCAGCAGGAAATGCTTGCCGCTCAGGAGAAAGCTAAGCAGATGGAGATCCAGGCTGCAGCTGACCGTGATGACAAGATGATTCAGAAGGACATCACAGTAGCTGAGATCCGCTCTGCAGGTTACGGTGCATCCGTTGACCTTAATCAAAACCAGGTAGGTGACTACCAGGATGCCATGAAAGACATTCGTCAGCAAGGTCAATACCAGGAGCAGATGAACTTCAAGCGCGAGCAGGAAATAAACAAAGGCCGCACAGCCCAGGAGAAGATGAACATAGACCGGGAGAAATTACGCTCACAAGAGAGTATTGCCCAAAAACAACTTGAAATAGCGCGTACTAACAAGAACAAGTATGACGCACCAAAAAAAGAAAAATAATCTATAGCCATATAGTCCGCAGGTCAGGTACAGCAAGGGTTTGAGCTGCAAATTTTTGAGGTTTAATTGTGTATATTATTAATGTAGCGATACACAGAAAACCAAACCAACCAACCCTATGCAAACCGCAGCTGATAATACTACTGTAAAGACAGTAGACCTTGATATTGATAGCTGGTTAGGAGCTCCAGGAGCAGACAGCATTGTTACTCCGCAAGAAGATCCTAAGCCTAACATGTTCTCTCAAGACAAAGACGTTGACTTGAGCTTTGTTGACAAAAAAGATACACCTGCTGCTGATGATGATTCAGATGATGCAGGTAAAACTCCTCCCGCTCCTGTAGATGTGGATGACTTATTTGGTAAACTGAGTGATGATAACTCAGATGACCAGGATGAGCCTGCTAAAGGTAAAGGTGGAAGACCTAAGACAGAAAAGTCTGGCTTAGTTGAGTTCTTCAAGAAGCGCATTGAGTCAAAGGAAATGTTTGCCTTTGATGACTACGATGAGTCTAAGCAATCACTTGATGATTACCTGGGCACGCTTTCAGAGAAAGATATGGATGAGCTTTGGAAAGCTAACGTTGATAACCTCAAGAGTGAGGTTGCTTCAAGCACACCAAAAGAATTCTTTGAATCTCTGCCTGATGAACTGCAGTACGCTGCAAAGTATGTAATGGATGGCGGACAAGACTTAAAAGGTCTTTTCCAGGCACTGGCTCAGGTAGAACAAGTACGTGACTTAGATCCAACAGCTGAAGGAGACCAGGAAGGCATCATCCGCTCTTATCTGCAGGCAACCAACTTTGGTTCCCCGGAAGAGATTGATGAGGAGCTTAACACCTGGAAAGACTTAGGTGTATTGGAAAAGAAAGCCAAGCAGTTCAAGCCAAAGCTTGACCAGATGCAGGAGCAGATTGTGCAGAACCAAATTGAAGAACAGGAGGTCCGCAATCAGCAACAGCAACAAGCTGCACAAGCTTATATGGACAATGTCTTTGAAGCATTAAGAGCAGCAGAAATCAATGGCTTAAAACTGGACAAGAAGACACAAGCGTCTTTATACACCGGCCTGGTACAACCCAACTACCCATCTATCTCCGGCAGACCAACCAACCAACTAGGTCACCTTTTAGAGAAGCATCAGTTTGTTGAGCCCAATTACCCGCTTATTGCTGAAGCACTCTGGTTATTATCAGATCCGGATGCATACAGAGAGCAATTAAGAAAGCAAGGCAGCAGCAAAGCTGTTGAAGCCACAGTGAGACAATTAAAGACAGAGCAGGCCCGTAAAACCTCCACTTCATTTGATGACAGCGATGAGCCTGCATCAAGAAGCACTGCCCGCAAGATCCCACGCAGTACTAACATTTTTAGAAGATAGTAACAGTTTATAATAATCCTTAACCCTAAACATTTCAATTAACATGGCAACTCCAGTATTGAATAATGGTATATTCTTACGCGACACGACCTACGCAGCGTCGTCTCACGTAGACTCATACCATTTATCCAACCTGCTGAAGAGTGCAGAACCAATGGACTTAGGTCCTGTGGATCTGTGGGCAATGGCACAAAAGGTAGAAATGCCTTTGTACCAGATGTCATCATTCGGAGGCAAAAATGTTATCTCGGTAGATAACGCACGTGGTGAGTATAAGTGGCAGATTCCTGTAGCACAGGACCTTCCTTATATCACTGAAGATATTGAATCAGCTAACGCCACTAAAGGTGTAGATGGTCAAACTTTCAAGATCAAGTTGAACAAGCGTCAGTTTGGACATGGTGATATCATCACTTATGACAAATACAATGGTGCTGAGATGTACATCACTGCAGACGATATTATCCCTGCTGGTGACGGTTTCATCTACACAGTTCAATTGGTAAACAATGACAACCTTAAGTTCTTAGACAACAAGTATTTGAAGTCTGGTACAAAGGTATTCCGTAAGGGTTCTGCTCGTGGTGAATACGGTGAGCGTTTCTCTGACTTAGGAACAGTATCTGCAGGATTCCGTGAATTCTACAACTACGTAGGTGGTGCTGAAGCACACGTACATTACTCTATCTCATCTCGTGCAGACATGATGATGAAGGGTGGTATGAAGGCTGATGGTACTGTACCAGTTGTTGAGTTATGGCGTTCATTTGACAAGAGCATTGATCCGGCTATCACAGACCTTAACGGCTTAGCGACTAAGATGGGTAAGGACTATGTGAAGAAGGCTTATGAGAACGGTCAATTGACTCGTACTTTCTTAACAACTTTAGAAGCTGCTCACTTGAGCAAAATCTCTACTGACATTGAGACTTACTTAATGTGGGGACAAGGTGGACGTGTGAAGCAAGATGGACCAGATGATATCCGCTTATCAGTGGGTCTTTGGAAACAACTTGACAACTCATACAAGCGTATCTACAACAAAGGTTCATTCAACCTTGACTTGTTCAAATCTGAGATCTTCAACTTCTTCAACGGTAAAGTTGATTTCCAAGGACCAGATCCTAAGCGTGAGCTAGTTGTACAAACTGGTTTAGGTGGTATGAAGCTTATCAACGAAGCAATCAAGAAAGAGGCAATCAACTCTGGCTTGGTAATCAATGCTTCTGAAGTAGGTGCTATCACTGGTAAAGGAATGGACTTGAACTTTGGTTTTGCATACACTCAATACGTTATTCCATTCTTGGCTAACGTGAAGTTTGTATTGAACCCTGCGTTTGACAACATTCACACAAATGATATTGAGAACCCTATCATTGATGGCTTCCCATTATCATCTTACAACTTCATCATCTTTGATATCACAGATAATAACAATGACAATATTTACTTATTGAAGTTGAGCTGGGATAATCAATTGAAGTGGTTCTACCAAAACGGTACAATGGATTACATGGGTCGTTCACAAGGCTTCCAGTCATCTGGACAGTTCAATGGATACCGTGTGTTCATGACGCAGACAATGCCTGCTGTTTGGGTTAAAGATCCAACTAAAGTATTGAAGATTGTAATGAGAAACCCAGTTACTGGCGGATCATTCTAGTCATAGGTCTTACCTGGGGATGAAATACTCCCCAGGGAATGACCAAACAAAGTGCCCCTCCTGTGGATAGTATCCCAGGACCCCCTGTAGTAAGCACACTGAAACACTAGAGTTTGCAGCTCTTTACAGGGACAGAAGAAAAATCCAACATCAATGAAAAGTACCAGACTAGGAAGACTTGTTAAGGTAAAGAACACCAAGAAGGTGAACTATCCCAATGTCAATGATGCCTACTTCGCCATTTGGGTGAAGGATGCTGCTGGAAAGAACCCCAAGTGTTTGCTCTTTACAGAAGCAGATTTGGCTAAAGCTGAGCTCAGAGCACAGAAGAACCCGGAGGACTTGACAGAGCGTAGCCTATACTCACTGATGGTGGACTAATGTCTTGTATATAAACCAAAACCAACCAACAGCATGAGTTCAGTAACTATTGTGGAGAAATACCCACAAAACAAGCGGTCTTCTATTTCTATCAGACCATACTTTGATCCCAATGTAGATAACATGGGTCTTCAGAAATACGGGTTATCCCTGTTTGAAGGAGCTTTTCACGAAGAGCAACTGGCTTGTCTGGAGATCAACGGTATCAAGAGATACCTCACAGGTCTTAATGAATATGCTCCGGAGATTAAAGATCTAAATGGAGAAGAGCAGGTAGCTAAGGTTAAACAAATCAGAGCTGTTGTAGCTCAGCTGGAAAAAGAACTGGCGGCTAACACAGTTGATCCTGCAGATGCAGACTTCTGGAATAAGTTACAACTGCTAAAACCTAACAACTCAGATTTCTGGGACAAGGTGAAGATACGTTGTGGTAATGAGCCGGTGTTCTTAGAACCAGACAAAGACCCTTATGACCTTATCAGGTTATACGCCATTGAGAACGGAGGGTTTTCTATTGTGGCAAAGTCATTAGATGATGCCAGAAGCCGCGCAGTGCCACCTAAGTTTTACTTAGACCGTTTAGAGGAGACAGCATCCACTAAGACAGAAGTTAAGAAGCTACGTAACAAAGCGCTGGCAGAACTTCAGAAGTTATTTGACAAAAATCAGAACAAACTGTTCTACGTAGCAAAAGTGCTTGACGTAAACAGTGCCCAGTATAGAAAGAGTACACCAAATGACCTGACCTATGACAACATGGATAAGTTCATCAACGGTGAATCCGTAGACAAGGACAAGCGCAGAACCGCTGAGAAATTCCTGGAGGCAGCTAATGCTGACATGGAGAGCTTAAAGATCCGTGCTATTGTAAAGGACTCTACCTATTACAAGTTCATTGCAAACAAGTCTGACGGATTTATCTATGACCTGGAGAGCTCTACCATGATGGGTAGAAATGTCTCTGATGTAGTAGAGTTCCTGAAGAACCCTTTGAATGAGTCTGTATTGATTTCACTGACAAGAAGAGTAGAACAATACTGGCAACAGTAAGCATATAACAGTACCTGGGTTGCTTCCCGTAAGAACAGCACCCAGGTCATTTTTTACAAGCAATGAACAACACCCTTCTACAGATCAAGATAAAGCAGAGATTAAACAAACTAGCCTCCTTTGACTATGATAATCTGGAGTGCTGGGTAATTGCGGAAGCGTTTAACAAGGCTCAGTTAGAGTGGGTAAGACGCCAGTTGCTGGGACTTAACTCCCGCCAGGCACAACCTGAGCAGACAACGGCTACCATCTCTGACTTGCAGATGCTCATGGAAGAGCGGTTCATTGGCGGCAGAGACAGAGAACTTTATTTTGAAAGCACAGAGGTGCCGGATGACTATATGAAGTTTGTCCTGGTCAGCTCCAGAGCTTTAACAGACTGCTGCCCTGAGCGTATCATGAGTGTTTACCTGGCAGAAGAAGGCAACGCAGATGAGTTACTGCAGGATAATTTTAAGGGTCCTTCCTTTGAGTGGGGAGAAACCTTTGCCACCATTGCTGAGAACAAGATCCGGATCTACACAGGAGGTAAGTTTAACATCATTAAACCAAAACTTGTCTACTACAGAAAGCCACGCCCCGTGCAGTTTGCCGGGTGTATGGACATTGAGACTGGAAAAACCTACAAGTACAATCAGATCTGTGAACTCAAAGATGAAATTGGTGAGATTATCTGTGATGAAGCAGCTGCCATTTTAGCCGGAGACATAGAGAGTATTACACAGTACCAAAGAGAAGTACAAGCAGGCACCCGAAATAGTTAAACATGCAAAAGCTACAAAGACCAGGAGGCAACCTGGAAACCAAAACAGCGTCACTGGTTAGTGAGCTTATGAACGGAGCTACCAGTTTTCACAAACTGCACCTCAAGATTACAGGTATTGGTTCTTTTGCCGGACATGCTGCCCTCAATGAATTGTATGATGCTCTACCAGGGCATGCAGATACACTGGCAGAACAGTTCCAGGGAGCAGCTGAAAAGCTGTTAACCTACACAGATGAAGCACCCAGAGTGCTGAACTCTGTACAAGATGCCCTGGCCTACTGCCGGGAGATCAACAACATGGTAACAGACCTGCAAGGTATGATGCCACATAGTGAGATTGCCAATGACCTGGACATGGTTAAATCAACTGTCAACAGCATCAAGTACAAGCTCCTATTCCTAAAGTAATTTATTTTTTTATTTATAACCCTTAATTCTTAAACCCTATGTATTTTCCTAATGCATTTAAGAAGTCTTACCTGGTAAAAACTACCACTTTAAGAACTTCAGGAAGCACGGCTGATCTGACTGCAGGTCAAGTAGGTTTCTTTGACTCTAAGAGCTTTGCTGCTCTTTCAACTGGAAGCATTGCTCCATTTATTTTTGCTCAGGGATCTTGGTTTGCACAAGACAAGATCGGCCCTGTACACGGTGGTTACAAGGAGTCTGTAAAGACTAAGACAATCAACCCTAAGTACATCTCACGTGTTATCAAAGTTGCTTCTAAAGCTGCTAAGAATAACATCATCAAGGTGACTGCTAACGGTGAATTGTTCACTTCAGACAACACGTACCGCTTACGCCTTGACATCAAAGGTTCACCTGCTTTACGTTTCTTAGGACACCAATTGTACCGCACACTGGATGCATTTTCTGGTTGTGATGCAGTTGCTGGTACTACTAACACGGTAGATCCGGTTGCTATCCTTAACCAATGGGCTGCACAAGTAAACACTTACCCATTATTGAAAGACTTTATCCAGGCTAAAGTATACAAGCAAGCTGCTGCAACTACTGCTGCTGCTGCTGTATCTAACTCAACTGCATTGACAGTTGCTGCTGGAACAGGTATCGCTGTAGGACAGAAAGTAGAAGGTATCGGTGTTGCAGTAGGAACTACTGTAGCTGCTGTATCTGGAACTTCTGTAACATTATCAGCTACTGCTACGATTGCTAACGGTGCTGCGGTAACATTCTCTGCTTTGGTAGACGGTGCTACTTACACAGCTGCTACTTCTGGTATCTCTGGTATCAAAGCACACATGGACCTAGTAGGTGCATACGTAGACACAACTTTCTCTAACGCTACTTTCACTCAGACTGACAAGTATGATTTAGAGCCAATCTACATCTATGCATCTTTCGTAGATGATTCAGGTGAAGCTTGTTCTGTAAATGGTATTGCAGTATCTGAGACTCAGGTTGCTAACCAGGCATCTGGTGTAGGTGAGACAGTATTGCGTGATTTAATCCTGGATGGTAAGTATCGTCAAGAGGCTTTCCCAGATGGTGGACACGTAGACTTCTTACGTATGCGTGAGATCGAAGCTAATCCGGTATGGCAAGAAGTTAACCGTGCTGGTCTTTATGATCAAGTATTGGTACTTCACAATGTACCTCGTTTCAACAACCCATCAAGCACATTTGACAATGATCAGTACTTGATCACTATCAACGTGCCTGCTGGAACAGCTACAACTTCTATCACTGATTTCTTAGTTGCGGCTGCTGCTGCTGCTCAAGGAGCTGGTGCTGTGACTTTGGAGTCTGCTCAATAGGCTAACTTGAAACTCTGAGAAAAGGGTGGGGACATTGTCTTCACCCTTTTTCTTTTGGAATCCTGCTCAATTTTTGGTATATTATTATTGAGTACAACTCTGATTATTTTCCAACCTACCTTATAGAAAACAATGGCCTTAAAACATCAATTAAGCCTTGAGACTCCTGATACCAACAACTGTAAAGTGCTCAGGATATTTGATACCAGCACCTATGCTGAGGGCTTAGATAAAGAATGCGGCACTTTGCAGATTACTTCTCCAGGCTTTAACCTGCCTGTGAACATAGAAGTATTGCCTTTTTTCAACATTGTTCTTAACGGTTGTTCCCTGGGTTTACAAAAATCCGGGTGTGGAGATAGCCTTATGTGCATCCCTGACGGTATTTATGTAATCAGGTATTCAGTGGCTCCTAATACCCAGGTATTATCTGAGTATAACCACCTGCGGGTAACTCAGACATTGAATAAATATTTCAATGAACTCTGCAAGCTGGAGATCAACAGTGCAGAGCCGGATGCTGATGTGAGAAAGAAGTTCTCAGAACTCAACACCATCAAAGGCTACATTGACGCTGCCAAAGTAAAAGTAGAATACTGCCACCAGCCTGAAGAAGGTATGGAGCTGTTGATATATGCTCAGAAAAAGCTCAATGCTTACGCCGAGCAGTTCGGAGATTTTTGCTAAGTCTAACCCTATAATCCAAGACCAACATGGATAATCAACAACCAACTGTTACCTGCCCTAATTGCGGTGCTGTCATCACCTGTGGATGCCAACAAAGAACAGCTTCTAACGGAGTGAATGTATGTTCAAGCTGCCACGGTCAATATGAGCAGAACCTTTACGCTCAACAACAATTACAACAGCTTACTGCCAGTAATCCACAATAATGAAGAACCTGCTGCCTAAGAAAGTGGAGATCTATAAGAACTATGCCACTTCCATCTTTGCTAAGTTTCGCCAGGCCAGATATGGCTTAGGCAAAGCGTTTCCTGATGACTATGCTTTAATGGCACAGGTGAAGAAAAGCGTAGTGGACTGGCAGGCAAAAGATGATGCAGGAGCATTGAGCGATCCTAACGTGCAGTACCGTACCTGGCTTCCTACACAGCTTTATAATTCAGAGCTGTTGTTTGAGACCAAAGGGGATGGCTTTGCTTATGGTAACCCAAACAGTCCGGACAACTTAGGTGTGTCCTTTGAATACACAACAGGGGAACAGAATATTATCCAGGTAAATGCCAATGGAGCTATTACCCGGATCAACCTGAACCCTTCTATTACCATTAACCAGAACAGTTCATTTGTATTTGACCAGCCAACACCGGCACTGATGTGGGTTATTAACCACAACATGGGCCGTGTACCTGCTGTATTTGCAGAAGATACGGCTGGCAATGATATCAGTGGCGTAATTGAGGTTATAGACAGTAACAACCTGCGCATATTATTCAGCTCGGCTGTTGCCGGTAAAGCATACCTATCCTAATGCCATCAGTTAAGTATTACCATGATGTAGACCTGGTCAAAAACAGTCTGCTGGATGCTAAGATATTTCCTCTTACGACATCACAGCGGGTAGCACTTGTGTCCTCCTACAACATTAATGACAAGGGTATTATTTGCTTTGACACAACAGAGGCTAACCTTTATGCCTGGGATGGTAATGACTGGAAATTTATAGGCGTTAATAACACTGATTATGCAGATTGGACTGAGGCTTATAACCAGATTATAAGAGCTTTATCAGTTACTACTAATGAAACTCAAAAAGTAATCACCCTTACCAGGGAAGATGGCACAACACTTTCCGCTACTTGGGAACATGCTTATATCTATAACCAGGGAGTTCCTGCTACACTTTGGACAATTAACCACAGCCTTAACAAATATCCTTCTGTGACAGTGGTAGATTCTGCTAATACAGAAGTTGTTGGAGATATACAATATACTAACACTAACACCCTGACAGTAACTTTCTCAAGTGCTTTCAGCGGTAAAGCATACTTAAACTAGTAACCTCGACCTAACATGGCAAAGAAATTTTTAACCAGTATTGACCTCACCAAGAATCAGATACTCAATGTAGCTATTCAGAACTTGGCTTCGGCTCCTTCTTCTCCTGTAACAGGACAAGTGTATTATGACACTACAGATTCCCGTATGTATTTCTACAACGGGAGTGCCTGGGTAGACATGTCTGGTGATCTTCAGGACGTAATAGGTGGAGCAGCCCTTATCGCTTCCACTTCTGCCTCTGGTGACGTGATCACCTTGGATGTTAACGTTGACAACGTTACGCTGGAGATCTTTGGGGACGCGGTCCGTATTAAAGACTTTGGTGTAACTACATCTAAGCTTAATGATGGAGCAGTAACAACTGTAAAGATCAATGCTAATGCAGTAACACTAGGTAAGATCCAACAGATTGCCGGTCTTAAAGTACTAGGTAACCTTTCCGGATCTACAGCTGACGTTGCTGAGGTAACTGTAATTACAGACTTGGCAAGTTCTTCATCAACAACGCTTGCTACATCTTCAGCTGTCAAGACTTATGTTGATAGTGTTATTGGTGGTCTTGGTAACCTTGAAGGAGCCTGGGCTGCATCAAGCGGATACTTTCCAGTAGGCACAGATCCTGTTGCTGGTACAAAGAAAGGAGATTACTGGTATGTAACGGTTGCAGGTACTACGGGTGGTGTAGCCTTTAACGTAGGTGATGTTATCATTGCCAAGATTGACAATGCTTCTGAAACACTTGCATCTGACTGGATTCAGTTAGAAGTAAATCGTACTCAGGCTACAGAAACTGTACTTGGTCTGGTAGAGATTGCCACACAGACAGAGACTAATGATGGTACAAACGATACAGCTGCAGTTACTCCAGCTAAATTAGCAGGCAGAACAGCTACTGAATCAAGAGTTGGTCTGGCAGAGATCGCTGACCAGGGTGAGGTAAACAACGGTATTGACGATACGCGCATTGTTACCCCGCTTAAGTTAAAGACATTACTAGATAACCGTACAGGTGGATACGCAGTAGACCTTACAGGTTCTTCTACCTCTTATACCATTACTCATAATTTGAACACCAAAGATGTAGTAGTGGAGGTATATGAGAATGCAACTGGAGAAACTGTATACACGGACGTGGTAAGAACATCTGTGAACGTTGTAACCGTAGGTTTTGCAGTAGCTCCTACTTCAGACCAGTACCGCGTGGTAATTAAGAAATAAGTTCATTTGTCCGTGTATGTAAATGTTGAAGTTTCTTTCAAGTGCTTTATTTCGTGGTGGGTTAACTGTTCAGAATAACGCTGTTACTCCGACTAATTTACTTGAGGTAAGGAACAATGGTAACATTGGTATAAACCAGCCTACAGACTTTGGGTTTAAGCTGGATGTTAATGGAACTGTCCGTGTTCAGGGTATATTTTCGGGTATAGAGATACGCACAGGTGCACATGCCTTCCGTGATCAGATGTACATATCCCATACAGCTGACGGATGGACCAAACAAAACACCTATAATGCAGCAGGAGCACATGCTCTTACTTTTGTTGGGGATTTAAGATTTGCCTCATCAGCTGCTATAAAAGCGGTGTTTGCATTTAATGGTGCGTACAGTAACAATGGTACGGTCTACGGTGGCGAAATGTCACTGATGAAGTTATTTACCACTGATGCTTTTGGACAAAACGCGGTGCCAACAGTAGGTATGAATCAATACGGTATCAACATGATGCCTACGTTAAACTATACATTAAGTACGTCCACTTTTACCGGGTTTTACTATAATCCTACAGTTACCTCTTCAACAGGACTTACGCATTATGCAATGAACCTGGTTACAGGTCTGGTAAAGATTGGAAACCTTAGTGGTACAGGAACCAGAATGATGGTTGCAGACAGTAACGGTATCCTGGGTGTTCAGGCTATTCCTACAGGGTCTTTACAAGGAGCTGTAGATGCAGATAAGAACAGTACGGCCTCACTGGCTGTAGGTACAACGTCTGTCAAGGCAGTATCGGCTACAACTTACACAGGAGTCTTCTTTGACTACGTGGTAAAAAAAGGCACCAATGTCCGTGTGGGCTCAGTGGTAGCCATTACAAACGGTACAGATGTAGAGTCTTACGAGACACTCTCTAATGATATTGGGTCTACTACAGACCTGACTTTTACCGTTACCCTTTCAAGTGGTAACATCAGTTTAAATGCGGTAGCAGCTTCTACGGGCTTTACCGTCATAGTCTCTACAAGGGCTATATAACATTAAAACTTTTCTGTTGGACAGTGAAAACAGATAACTAATGAATGAATTTAAGATAAAGAACGGCCTCCTGGTGTCCGGTTCTATTACAGGTGTTACTGAGTCAGGATCTGACAATTCAGCTAAGATGGCTTCAACCTCTTGGGTAAGAACATTTGTTGGAGCTACTGCTAACGGAAGTCTTAAGTCATCTCAGTCATTTACTGCTACTGCCGGACAGACTACATTTATTGTCTCAGGCGGTTATGGTGTGGGGCTAATTGATGTCTTTGTCAATGGATCCTACCTCAACTCAGATTCTTATACTGCTTCTAACGGCACAACTGTTGTTCTAACAGATGCCGCTTCTTTAGGGGACATTCTGGATGTCATTATCTATTCTTCTCTAAGCCAGGGTTTTGTAGTAACCAGTGATCAAATTGGAGAAGGTGCAATCAATAAATATTACACGGACGCGCGCGCTCGTGAGGCTATCTCACTGACTACTACAGGAACATCCGGAGCAGCTACCTATAACTCCACTACAGGGGTCTTAAACATTCCCCAGTATCAAGGAGGTGTTACTTCTTTTAATACCCGCACAGGGGCTATAACACTGAGTTCTTCAGATGTTACTACTGCATTAACTTATACTCCAGTTACAAATGCTCGTACTCTCACAATTAATGGAGTAACTTATGATTTATCAGCAGACCGGTCATGGTCTATTGCTGCCGATGTAACTAGTTTTAACACCCGTACAGGCGCGATCTCCCTTACATCAACAGATGTTACTAATGCACTTGAGTTTACGCCTGAGAACGCAGCTAACAAAGGCGTTAATAATGGTTATGCTTCCCTGGACTCAGGTGGTAAAATACCTGCATCTCAGCTACCCTCTTATGTAGATGATATCCTGGAGTACACAAACCTGGCAGGTTTTCCTGGTACGGGAGAGGCTGGTAAGATCTATGTAGACTTAACAGAAAATAAAATTTACCGTTGGAGCGGATCTGCCTACATTGAGGTTTCTCCTACAGTAGGCGGTACCTGGGGGGCTATTACAGGGACCCTGTCTAACCAGACTGATTTACAGACAGCACTTAATGCTAAACAGGCATCTTTATCAGGAACTGGTTTTGTTAAGATATCAGGTACGACTATATCTTATGACAACACTGCGTATGTTCCTTATAACGGAGCAACCAGTGGAATTCAACTAGGTTCTTATGGTGTGTTTGGTGGTTATGTTTATCTTGCTAAAACAGGAAGTATAGGTGGAGGATTATATTTTGAGCACGCGACTAGCATTAACGCAGCTTCAGCAGGATATACTAGCGTAAATGCTTACGGAACAAATGGAATCGGATTCTTCTTTGGTGGATTTACAAAAGGTATTATTCTTAAGAATAACTTATTAACAACATACAGGGAATATTCTTTGCCTGACGCCTCTGGTACTTTGGCTCTGGCAAGTGATTTGTCTTCGTATGTACCAACATCCCGGACGCTTACTATTAATGGTACTGCCTTTGATTTATCAGCTAACCGGTCCTGGACGATTGCTCCATCTTCTGCTGCACGTGTTGAACAGACATTCACAGCTACTGCTAGTCAGACTACGTTTACTATAACCGGTGGATATGTAGTAGGACTGGTAGATGTATTCGTAAACGGTGTTAAGTATCCGCCTTCAGATTTTACAGCTACAAATGGTACTACAGTAGTCCTTGGTGTAGCCTGTGTTGCAGGAGACATAGTAAGCATTCTTAACTATACAGCTACGGTTGCTGCACTGCCTACATCCAGAGATGTACTTGACTATACAGCTACAGCCGGACAGACAATCTTTACGGTATCTGGAGGCTACACAGTTGGGTTACTCGATGTCTTTGTCAACGGTGCTAAACTAACCAGCTCAGAATTTACAGCTACCAACGGAACTACTTTTGTACTAACCTTTGCTTCAGCAGTAGGAGACCAGGTGCAAGCTATCCGGTACAATGCTTCTGTTACAGGAGTATCTGGATCCGGTACAGCTAATTATGTACCTAAGTTTACTGCAAGCGGCACTGTTGCCAATAGTGGACTTTATGACAGCGGGACAGGATTCTATGGATTTAATACTACATCAGTTAATGCTGGAGCAAATGGAGGAGGTATTACAATCAATGGTACAAATAATTCAGTAATTACATTACAAAATGCTGGTGTCAATAAGATGCAATTCTATCATAGCGTAGCTTATGGAACAGTTTTGTATGGATATGAAAACGTCACCATAGGTGCTAACACAGACCTTGCCCTTGGAGGATATCAAGGAGATGGGATTAAGATAACATCCAACGGACAAATATTAATGGGTCCTGGTGGACCGAGCTTCCTTCCTGTAGATGATGGTGTAACATTATTACAATTAAATGGTGCTATCAAAGCTGGTGCTGCAAACTTAGCAGGACCAATTGATTACACTCCACTAACTGTAAGAAACCTAAATGATGGTAATTACTATGTAGGTATAAACTTTGAATCAGGAACTGACAAAGCAACGTCTGCTATTCGTTCTTATAGAACTAACTCATCAGTTGACTATCAGACAGCATTAACATTCTGGACAAAAGGAACAGGTGCTGGTCCAACAACTCCTACTGAACGGATGCGTATTGATTCATCAGGTAGAATAGGAATTGCTACTACTTCTCCAGACACCACTTTACAGTTAGGTAGAGTATTTGGTTTCATGCACGACATAAATAGTGGATACATTGATTGTAACAGAACATCTTCTGGTAACTATATTGTATCTCAGTATGCTGCTCGTATACATCTGGATTCTGCACTAGGAGAGATTAAGTTTTTAACTGCAGTCAGTGGAACAGCAGGATCTTCTGCAAGTTTAGTGGAGCGGTTTCGTATAACTCAAAGTGGTGCTGGGGTATTTTCATCTTCTGTAACAGCAACCTCTATAATCAGAACTGGCGGCACCTCTTCACAGTTCTTAAAAGCAGATGGTTCTGTTGACAGCACAACGTATGCACCAAATACGTTTTACGCAATTGATATGCTTATCGTTGGAGGAGGCGGAGGAGGAGGCGGAGCCGAGATGTCTAATGGTTATGGTGGCGGTGGTGCAGGAGGAGGAGCTGGTGGTTATTTAGCCGGTGCTTCTGCAGTTACATCAGGATCTACATACAGTGTTGTTATCGGTGCCGGTGGCGCAGGTGGTATAAGTAGATTAGCTGCTGATGGAGGAGGTCTCCCAGGATCTAATGGTGCATTCAGTTCAGCTTTTGGTTTAGTATCAATAGGTGGAGGACAAGGACAAGGTGAAGAATCTAACACAACTGGTGCAAGCAATGGAGGCTCAGGTGGAGGTAAAGGAGGAGACAGCGGAAGTTATCCAGTTGGTGTAGCAACTCCAGGCCAAGGAAACAACGGTGGATCAAATGGATCAACACGTTCAGGAGGCGGAGGTGGAGGTGCTAATACTACAGGTGGTACAGCTGTACCTGGTTCTCGTGGAGGTCTAGGTGGAAACGGTTTATCCTGGTTCAACGGAGTTGTCTACGCCTGTGGTGGCGGAGGCGGTGGAGGTGCTGGTGTTGTAGACAATGCTGCTGGAGGAAATAATAGTGTTAACGGAGGTCGTGGATCAAGATCAACAGGTGGTGGCGGTACTACTGGAGAAGGTGGAGAAAACGCTACTGCTGGAAATCCTAACACAGGAACAGGTGGTGGTGCTGCAGGAGCTGGATATTTACAAGGAGGTCAAAATGGTGGCTCAGGTATAGTTATTATTCGCTACGCTGGAGCACAAAGAGGAACAGGTGGAACTGTAACATCTAGTGGAGGATTTACTTATCACACGTTTACATCATCAGGAACATTTACAGCATAATATGGCACACTTTGCAAAAATAGAAAATGGAATAGTTACGCAAGTCATTGTGGCTGATCAAGAATTTATTGACTCAGGAGCGGTTGGAGACACAACTATGTGGATTCAGACATCTTATAATACAAGAGAAGGTATACATGTTTTGGGAGGAACTCCGTTAAGAAAAAATTACGCAGCTGTAGGTTATTCTTATGATGAGGCTTTAGATGCTTTTATTCCTCCTCAACCTTATCCGTCTTGGATACTGAATGATGAAACATGTATGTGGAATCCACCAACACCTTGTCCTGATGATGTTGATAATTCTTACACTTGGGATGAAGCTACTTTATCCTGGATAGCACAAACATTTACTAAATAACCCATGACAAAGATATCTAACCTATATAGCCTGACTAACTTCCTGAATGTAGATTCATCAGGTAGGATTGGTATAGGTACTACTGCCCCACAAAGAGCCTTACATACAGTAGGTCAAGGAGCCTTTGACATGACTACAGCGGGGGTGGTTATACAGGACTCTGATAACATTGCTCAAATAGTATCCTATAAACAGACAGGAGGTACCTATCATGATCTGCATCTAAGAGGTCTTGCTTTAGGTATTGTCATTAATGGAACCACCGGAAATGTAGGTATAGGACAAACTTCTCCTGGATATAAGCTTGATGTTAACGGAGCAGCTAAATTTCAAAATGAGATTTGGCTTAACTCAGCCAGTCAGTCTTCTTTAGTTTTTCAGCAGTCTGATGTAAACAAATTTAATATAGCGTACAACACCTCAACAGGGTATTTACAGTTTTATAACTATGTAGCAGGCAGTATTGGGATGGTTATTACTAACGCTAATAATGTTGGTATAGGTCTAATTAATCCACAAAGTCAGCTTCATATTACTGGAGATATGACATTTACCGAGGCTGGCTATGCTACAGTAAGAAAGCATCAAATTGCTCACACTCACTCAGATGGTAGTTCAGTTAACAATAATATCAGATTCCTGGTAAGTGACGGAGGCGGCACAACTGCTGAAAGGTTTAGAATTAATGGGCTAGGTAATTTATTACTAGGTACAACAACAGACGCAAGCAATAGATTGGAGGTTCAAGGTATTGCTAACAACTGGGCAATTTCTGCTACCGCCCATAGTACTGCTAGTGGTTCCTTTGGTATGATTGTTAGAGGGGGCACTAACTTAAATGATGTAGCTTTCAGAGTAAATAACCAAGCTAATAATGTTACTTACTTTACGGTAAACGGTCAAGGTAATGTAGGTATTGGAACTACTACACCAGGATTCCCCCTAGATATTTATACTTCAGGAGGCTCTATTGCTCGTTTTGACAGTGGAAGAACGGGTGGTGGTGGAATTAATATATCAAATAGTGGAGGTGTTAGACTTTACCTAGGTCAAGCTAACTGGTTGGGAACAGATGGAATAAGCACTTCTAACAATGCTATTGCTTTAGCTTCAGCTCAAGCTGCTGATATTCTTTTTGTTACCAATGCAGCAAATTTTACTAATGGCGAACGTATGCGGATTACTAATGGAGGCAACGTAGGTGTAGGTATTACAAGCCCTGCTGCCAGACTTCATGTTGTAGGACCTGTTGCTATTTCTAATTATTCCCAGACTTGGAGAAAAGTAATGACTGTCCATGGACAAGCAGGAGGTTTTAATCAAGTTAAAGTAATCTTTAATAAACGTGACTGGGGCTCTGTTACTTATGATATTAAGTTAGCATCTGCAGGTGGATCATATCATACCGCAGGAGCTTATTATTCTAACCCTGGGTTTAGTAGTCATGTTAATTCTATAAATGCTGGTAATGGCCCATCTATGTCTTTAACTGCAGCTTCGCCAGATGGAGGAACGCAAGGAGCAACATGGACTTTTTCAGGAGTATATATGATACACCCATCAGTAACTGTGGATATTTCATGTGGTAACGGTTATCAGATTAATCCTGATGATATCATTGTACAGTTTTTATAATTAGCTAAATAACACATGTCAAAGAATACAAACCTTGCCTCTCTTATTAATTACCTCTCAGTAGATGGTAGCGGTAACATTGTGTTAACCGGATCTCTTATAGGTCCGGGTGGTGCAACCTATGCTACACAGTCTTATGTAGGTACTCAGGTAGCTACTAAGCTTCCTTTATCAGGTGGTACGTTAACTGGTTCTTTATCTGGTACAAGTGCTACGTTTACTGACACATTATCAGTTATTGCTCCTTCTTCTTCTACAGCAATAGCTTTAAGAGGTAGAAGTGGAGATAATTATTCTGCATTACGTTTTCAGTCTAATAATGGGTCTACTACGTATGCTACAATTTACTCAAACGGCTCTGATCTCCATATTGAAAATGGAGGAAGTGCTGCTCTTACTATAGCAGCTAATCGTGCAGCCACGTTTTCTAGTTCAGTCACTGCTACTAATCTTTATTTAGGGTCGTTAACTAACGAACAGTTAATGATTAGCGGTACAGGTAGCAGAGGTATTGGAGTTTCTACAATTACTAGCGGAGATCCTTTTGTAAGACTCTATGATAATACTACCATCAAAGGTGACATCTGGTGGGGTAGAAGCGGTAATTACATGGGGATTAACTCTCTTGGTAACGTTACTACGGCTATTAACCCTTTTGGTGGCAATGTAGGCATAGGAACAAGTAGTCCAACAGGGTTACTTCATCTATATACTTCAGAGACTGCTTTTAGAATCCAGAGTTCTACCGGAGGTAACCTGCAGTTTGGTCAATGGGACACGGTTCATAACCGAATTGAAAGCAGTGGTGGAAGACCGATGTTAATCACCTCATACGGACAAGCTATAAAATTCGGTATTGATGGAAGCGAGAATATGCGAGTTGCTACTAACGGTAGTTTTTGTATAGGTGGTACCTCACCAAAAACATTATTACAGTCTGCTATAAATGGTGGATATCCAATACTAGGTAGTAATAATACAAGCTCGAATTTACTTTTATCATCTGCAAACACGTTGTGGGGAATGTATTTTGGCTTAGATGGTAATAGTGGAACAGGTTGGATTCAACAAATGCGTAACGATGCAGCAACTTCTTATAATCTACTTTTAAACCCAGTAGGTGGTAATATTGGTATTGGAACAATTTCACCAACAGACAAATTAGATGTAGCTGGCGAGGTTGTATTTGGACCCCAAACAGAAAAAGTATCAATAGGTAGCGCCTCACTTGCTTGGAACAGAAAAGTTGCAACTGGATTAATATATGATTCTAGTAGATTTGCTTATCAGTTCCAGCATACTGGAAGCACTTCTAGCGGAAGTGATTATTTAGCTTTACAGGTTTATAGTCCAGGTGGAGGGCAGGTAAATGCTACTGCATTAGTTGTAAATGGTGTAGCTAACGTAGGTATAGGAACAGCATCTCCCTCTCATAGACTCCAAGTATCGGGAAATATTTATTCTACAGATACTGTATTTGGAAGAAACTTAAAGCCTGAAGGATGGGCAAGTGTGTCTGCAGGTTCTCCATCTGCAGGCGGTATTCCTTTAGGTTATAGTAGTATTAATATAACATCTCCATGCGATAATAACTGGCGAACTATATTATCAAACATCAATGATGTTAAAGGCTATTTCTGGGTAACACTTGGAGATGCAGCTTCTAAAGATACAGCCAACTATATGATGGCTATGACTTCTCCTGGTTATGGTGTATCCAATTTTGGAGTAGTTAGTTATCAAGATAACGGATGGAACACTGGTGGTTTTGAGTTTACTACTAGCAGTGCTAACGGTACTTATTCTTTATTAGTAAGATGTACCTCATATTACAGCGGTGGTAATACAGCATACGGAACCATTTATTTCTTAAGATTAGAGTAATAACGATAAGTACAACATTTTTAGGTATATTATAATGTACCCTATACTGAATTAGTTATGATGAACAAGAGTAGGAAAACCTCCCACCTATACAACATTGTCACCTACGATGATGATGGTCACATTGTGATACCTGGCTCATTGACTTTGGGTACAGAACCGGCATCCTCAGATAACTCTGCTAAGGCGGCTACAACAGCGTGGATTCGTACTTATGTAGGATCACTATCCTATGCTACTTCTGCTTCTGTAACGTCAGCTATAGCGGCCCTGGTAGATGCAGCTCCGAGTACGTTAGATACCCTTAATGAACTGGCAGCAGCCCTGGGAGATGATCCTAACTTTGCTACGACTATTGCTACCTCTATAGGAGGAAAGCTTGCTTTAACAGGGGGCACACTAACAGGAGATCTGACTTTATCTGGCATCAACCCGCGTCTTTACTTTACAGATACGGACAACAACCCGGATTACTTCATCAGTAACACGGATGGTACCTTTACAGTATATGACGTCACTAACTCTGTAGGAAGATTTAAGATTTATACTACAGGTAATGCTGAGTTTACTAATAACCTAACAGCAGCATCCTTCATAAAGAGTGGTGGTACGGCAGCTCAGTTCCTAAAGGCTGACGGATCTGTTGATGGCAATACTTATCTAACAGGTATTACATCTAGTCAGGTAACAACTGCTTTGGGATATACGCCAGTTACTAATGCTAGAACCATTACAATCAACGGCACAGCCTATGACTTATCTGCAGATAGATCCTGGTCTATTGCTGCAGGTGTAACAAGCTTCAATACTCGTACTGGTGCTATTACACTTAGTTCTGCTGATGTAACTACAGCTCTAGGATACACGCCTTATAATAATACAAATCCTTCAGGGTACATCACCGGTATTACATCTGCTAACGTAACAACGGCTCTTGGATATACCCCATATAATTCAACTAACCCTAGTGGATATATAACATCATCTGGTACAGCTGCAGCAATTAGCCAAACAGTTGCCGGTGGTTCAGAGGCAAACTTAGTATACTCAACTGTAGCAGATAATGACTTCTTTAGAATAAGAGTTGGCGGTTCATCTAATGCAGGATGGGCTGAGATAGCTACAGCTGATGATGGTACAGAACCTATTTATGTAAGACAGTATACTGGTGTATTTAGTTCTCTTACTAGAACTCTTACATTATTAGATGCATCAGGTAACACAAGTACACCTGGTAGTTTAAATGTAGGTGGATATCTTACAGTAACAGGAGCTGGTTCATCTAGTTCTATTTACATGTCTGATAGTGATGAGGGGCAACGTGAAATACATTGTAACTCTAATCGAATTGGTTTCTTAACACAAGCGGGAGCATGGGGAGCTTGGGCAGATGATGCTGGTAACTGGAATGCAGCAAACTTTAGCGGATCATCTTCTGGTACAAATACAGGTGATCAGACAAATGTCTCAGGTTATGCAACATATTTAAACAGTGGTAACTATATTAATCAAAGGGGTTCTACTGGTTCATGGAATAATGACTTTAGTTCTACTCCTGCTGGTACTGCTAATTATGGTGGAGATGTAGGAGCTAATAGCGTTAATGGTCCAGGAGGTTCTTGGTGGATACAACAAAACTTTAGGCATACAAATGCAAGTAATTTATGGGGTGTACAAGTAGCATGGGGATGGGAAGATAATCCTAATAGATTAGCTACAAGAAGTATATCTGGAGGTAGTTTTGGTGGATGGGTGTATTACTTAAATAGTAGTAATTATACAACATATGTAAACACATTATCTTTTAATGGTAGTACAAGACTTTATACAGGGTCTGATGGTACAAGAAATACAGGTTGGGCTTATCACATGGATAACAGCACTGGTCTCCATTGGCCTAATAACGGCTGGCATTTTTATCCAAAAGATGCTAGTGATATGTATGTTCGTTCTGGAAGTGATGGGGCTTCTTCATTAGTTCTAAACACTAATGGTACTAATAGAGGATACGTATACGCAAATAGCAGTAATGAGATAGGCTTCCTTAATAACTCTAGAGGTTGGATTATGAGAATGACTAGTGGAGGTGACTTAATTATGGATAATAATTATGGCAACTCTATAGTTGGTGTATATTCATCTACTAGATTTCAAGGAGTTTACTCAATGGGTAATGCTTATAAACTAGCCATTGATGGAACATCTCCTGGAAACTTATATGGTATTTCTTGGGGGCACCCTAATGCAGGGGGGCAGGCAGGATACCTTAATGACCATGGTATGATGGTTATGGTGAATGGTGTAACTTATTCCGCTATTTCATCTAATATTTGGGCTAGAGGTACTATTACTGCCAACGGGTCTGCTTTTGCTAATGGTAATAGATTAGTTGAGAATAATGGTGGTAGTTGGGGAATAAGTATTACCGGAAGGGCAAATGTTGCCACTCATACTGATCATTATTCAGGAAGAACAGATTCAGCATCATACAATGTTGTTTGGGCTGCAGGAGATCCATCACATTTATATTCTTGTAATGCGGTACAAATACAATCAAGTTCAGGTACTTTATCAGCTACAAATGTATCTGTAGGCTCTAACTTAAATACAACTACTTTATATTTTAATGGAGTGGGAGGAGATAGTGGACAGAACAGTGCTCCTGGTTATGCTATATATCAACAAGGTGGTGCCTGGGGTTATCCTTATCCTGACTTATGTATAGGTTACCATACCGGTATTAAGATGGGAGCTTACTGGAACTATGGCGGTATAAGAATATACAACAACTCTGACTGGGGTACAATCACAGCTAGTTTCCATGATGGTGATCAAAACTTTAGAGGATACTACGACATTATTGCATACGCATCTGATAGACGTCTTAAACATAAAGTACAACCTATTGAGAATGCTTTAGAAAAAGTTAATTCATTAACAGGTATGACCTATCAATGGAATGAAGTAGGTAGTCAGCACGGATGGACTCCAGATACAGAAGCAAGAGAGGCAGGGGTATTTGCACAAGACGTCCAAGCCGTACTTCCTGAAGCAGTTAAGTTAGCTCCTTTTGATCAAGGTCATGATAAAGATGGGAAGAACTATAGTAAGTCAGGGCAGAACTTCTTAACTGTAAAGTATGAAAAGATTGTTCCTCTTCTTATTGAGGCTATAAAAGAGCAGCAAGTTCAAGTTGAAGCTCAGCAGTCAGAGATAGCAGAACTAAAAGACCTGGTTAAACAATTGTTGGCAAAGTAATATGGCTTTACAATCTTCTGGTGCTATAAGCATCTCCCAAATAAAAGCAGAGCTTGGTTCATCATCAAATTCTCTGCGAGCTCTTAGTGCTGCAGCAGGTAAGAGTACTCCTGATGCTATGAGTGAGTTCTACGGATATTCTAATGTAACCTGTCACTATTGGGAAACTCAAAACTCTGGAGATCCTTGGGGACCAATGGAAACTTTTATATATGTTGGATGTGACGGATACGGTGCAAGCTTTCAACTATCTCCTGGTGAATCATCAGGTCCAATTTGTGTTAGAGATGGAAATACACCGCCACCAGGAAGTGAAGGAGATAACTGGTATGGACCTTTTGGAGCCTGTTAATATTTTAAATAATCTAATTACCCTTATAAACAACCTAAACACATGGCATTAAAGATTACATCCCAAATTGGGACAGACAAAGGTATCACGTCAGAAGCGTATGTACGCATTGCGGATTACCAATTAAACAAATATGGTTCAGCTAGTTTCCGTATTGAATTATTTCAATCAGAGGAAGATGCGACTCCAGGTACAAACTCTATGCCTGGCATGATGGCCGGTATAGCACGTAACCAGCAGATTGGTGAGCATCTCTATGTGCCACTTACAAAGCAGGTAGAAGAGACTGTTACAAGAACTCGCATGGTTGCTGTTCCAGTAGTTACTCCTACAGAGCAGCAAAGTGCTCCAGATGCAGACGGAAACTCAACAACAACTATTGTTGATGTAACTACTTACGAGCAGCAGGAAGAAGAGTACGAAGAGACAATCACTAAGACTGTACCGGATCTTTCTACTGCAGAAGGAGTGGACATTTTTGAATTTGGCTACACTCACCTGAAGACTAAGCTTGTAGATCTATTTGGTGAAGAGAACGTTGTAGACTGCTAGGCTAGGAGCTAGCACATTATAATTTGCAGAATTTGAAAATATTCAGTATATTATAATGTATACAACTAACCAACCCATACCGTATGTCAACAACAGTAAAAACCAAGTTATCTCTAGGTGAGCTTTATGCCCTAGAGAGTGAGATCAACGGAGTTACTAATCCGGAGACAAGAGAGAAAGTATCCAAAGGTATCATGGGCCACCCATTACCAATGGTAGTACGTTACCACTTAAACAATTTAGTGGAGATTGTAGGCGCTGAAAAGAAGAGTATTGACACTATGCGCGATGAGCTTATTACTAAGCTAGGAGAATCTAGTGACAATGGCTTTAGCCTTCCTACATTCAAAGACAAGCTGGATGCTGAAGGACAGCCAGAGCTTAACGAAAAGGGAGAGGCTGTAAAAATCCTTAACCCAAACTTCATTGAGTTTAACGATGAGATGAACAAGCTTCTTGTAGAAGAAAAAGAGATTGCACATTATCCCTTCACTATTGAACACCTTGACTTTAACACTGACGAGTCATACCCAGTGTTTTTCAAACTCTTGAGAAGCAAGGAAGAGGAAGTTTCAGAACTACCTGCTCAATAAAATATTCCTCGTGACCTATAAGCAAGCCCCTGGTATTTTACTGGGGGCTTCTTTGTTAGTCAACATTTATTTGTAAAAACCACCAAGTTTTGGTATATTATAATGTAGACTGAAATAGTCCAGTTACTAACTATCCTACCCCATGATACCTACTCTTAGCAATACCGCAGATAAGGGGTGTTCTCCAGTTTCATCTAATTGTGTTATTTGGCAAGGTCCTAACCTGCCTAGTATCAATTTATGCACCGGGGACTCCGTTTCTGATGTTGTGTACAAGCTGGCTCAATACATTGTGAACTCCGGTCAGGCTGACCTGGATGTTGATTTGAGCTGCCTTACTACCTCCAACGTGACTGACATGTCCGTTGAGAACATCATCAGCTTGCTGATTTCTAAAGTATGTACCATCCAGGACCTGGTTAATGACTTAGGTGGCGGGGACACAGTACCCGATCCATTATTGACTATTGCCCAGTGCTTCAGAACTACAGACAGTTATGGCGATCCTATCACCAGACTTCAGCACACTGCCTACACAGGCGTAATCGGACTTAAGGTCTGTGCTATTGATACGACTGTCACGGCACATACTACTACTTTGACCTCTTACGGTAACCGTATCACTGTCTTAGAAGCTGCTATTGCCAACCCGACTACAAACACAGGCACTGTTACCTTGACTTGCTCAGGTGTAAGTACGCCTCAGACATTAGCCAATGCTATCTTAACCGTAGAAAGCCAGTTGTGTACTTTACGTAACGCAACAGGAACAGCTACGGCGCTTACTCAAGCTGCTGCCAATCAGTGCTTGAACCTATCTACATCTCCTGCCTTATCTAAAGCAGGTACTATGGCTGCTATTCCAGGCTGGAAGACTACTGTGTCTACAACAGCAGATTCACTTACTAACCTTTGGCTTACTTTGTGTGACTTAAGAGATGCGTTTAACACTGTTAAAGGTCTGATCAAAGCAGATTGCTCACAGGTAACTGTTGACTTTGCTGTCGCGCTTATCAACAACGGTACAGGAGCTAACTTATTCTTCTCTGGCTACAGCTCTATTCCTTCAGGATGGGCTAATACACTGGCACAAGGATCTAAGCTTACTATTACAGATGCCCTGGGTAACAAGCACCTGGTGAATATAGACGTGATTGGTGCAGCCAACAACAGTGCTCCATTGATCATTCAATTAGAAGGCACGCCACTTAACCTGGCAACAGCCCTTAACTTTACCTTAGAGGCATCACTGACCAACAGCGGTACAACTTGTAACAAGACCGTTACCAAGAACACGGGTACAGGAACCAATGCTTGCCCTAACCTGGTAGTTACCCCTGGCACAACTGTTATTTCATACAGCTTTGAGCCACCAATCAATAACAATGTTTCTTACCGCGTTGAGTTACAAAATGCAGCAGGCGTACAGGTAGGCAGCAAAACATTTGCTAATCCTCAGGGCGTTACATCTGACAGCTTTATCAACCTTGTGGAAGGTAACGTATACAAGATCCGCACAGTGGTTACAGTGGGTACATTACCGGCTCAGGAATGTCCATTTGCTTCTTACACCACCATTAACAGTGGAACCAACGCATGCGGCCTGCCTCCAACGATTGTAAGTGCAACTTTATCCTAACCTCTAATCAGACATGTCAAATCCTCTTCCTTTAGCAAACTGCAACCCATGCCTTGATTGTCCTCCTGCACCGGCAGCACTAACGCCTTGCGTGGATAGTGAGCCTTGTGATGAACTTAGCTTACTGGGCTGTGTAAAATACAACGGAGACACCATTGTAGAGGGAAACATTGTCAGCGGAGAACGTTTAGACAGCATCATCCAGAAATTAATTGTAGCGCAGGTAAGCGGTACAAGTTGTATCTCCCCTACACTCAAGTGCGTAACAGCACTTCGCAGCACGGTGGTTAAAGCCAACTCCATTACTGTAGCCTGGAACGTTCCTTTGGATAATACAGGCTTGACCCTGATGTATAAAACAGAGGCGGCCAGCACATGGACATCCGTAGTATCAAACGGCCTGAGTACAAAAGAAGTACTTAGCCTCTCTGCCAGTACTAAATACTTGTTCAAAGTAGCCAGCACAGCTTCGGGCAACGTAAACTGCACCTCTGTCACTATTGCAGTGACTACTAAAGCTTCTTAATTATGGGTTCACTGACCATCAGTCTTTCTAACGCTGTCAGCTTTACAGGAGGTTACAGGGTAAGATACCGCAAGGTAGGAGAGGTGGCGTATACGTATGCTACGGCTTCTCTTACTGGTACTAGCCTGGTCATTACCGGAGTGGATCAAACAGCACAATACGAAGGCATGGTAGAAGGTGTTTGCGTAACCAACGGGATCACTACCTATACCAGTTCACAATCATTTATAACCGCATAACAGCATGGCTTGTCCAATCACCAGAAGTCTTGTCCTTAACTTTACTGCCCCTTCACCGGCACCGGGTAACGGATATCGTGTAAAGTGGAGAGTTGTTGGTACAACAAACTACACCACAGCTACAGGACCTTTTACTTCTTCTCCTATTACCCTGACAGGTATTCCTGCCTGTGATAATATTGAGGGAACTATTGAAAGTTCATGTACCTCTACTTCTTTTTCTGCACCCGCTAATTTTTCTGCCACTAAAATAAGTGCTTTGGTATGTGGAAGTACGGTGAGCAGAACCAGCTCTTCTACTCAATTTTATATCTACCCAAAAGAACTCATTGACCTGGCCGCTGCTTCCGGTAATACCATTACCGTAAACTGGGTATCAGGTGACGTGCCTAACCGCATCAATGTGTATGACTCTGCTGACAACCTTTTAGCCACAACAGGCTGGGTAGGTTCGTCTTCTACGTCAGGGCCTTGGGGAGCTACTTTAAGCACCGCTACCAGTGGTTCCTTTACATTCAGTAAAACTGCCGGTGATGGCCGTTTCTTTACAATTAACGCAGAGCATGCAGGAAGTTCTACACTGACAGATAACTGGCAGGCTACTATTTCTTGTTAAAGATATTGTCTGAAGTTTTGTTGGTTTTCTTCTGACAGACCGAGCCCCTCGCTAGCAATGGCAGGGGCTCACTTTTGTTAGACTGTTTACAAACTGTTTACAACTAAGGCATAGAACCAAAGTCATCCCCTACATTTACATTCCATAACTATGGCCTTTTGGCTACCTAATATCCTATGACACTATTGACCAGAGTGTTTGACAGTTTGAAGTGGAAAAAGAACGCTGAATACTGTGCAGACAAACTAGGTATCTCCCAAGAAGAATACCTGGAGTTAAAGCAAGAGGTCATTGGCATGAAGCAAGACATGATCGAGCATGCCGGTGAAAACATTGATGAAATGGTGCGGCTCAAGCTGCAGAAAAGAGAGGAGCTGGAGGAGGACGCAGAAGAGGAGGACCAGATCCTGGAAATGAACCACTTCATTGACAACAAGAAATTAGAGGTTAAAGCCTTGCTTACCTCTGAACCTATGAGTCCTGAAGAGATCATCCTAAGGTTAAGGATTGACACCAACAAGTGGAAGTTATCCACCTACTGGAACAAACAAAAGAAGAACCGCTGGGAAGTCTCAGCCATGTGTTCTGCCAAGCAAGAACAAGAAGTTACTTTACAAGATGCTGAAGATATTATTATCAAAGCATTTAACCAGGTCAACCTGACTCCCAGGATCAGACCTGAGGCCCCTGCCTCCAACTCCAAAGCTTTATTTGTTTATCTCTCTGACCGCCATATTGGTGCGTACGTAGGGGAGACTGCTTTGTACCAAAATACGTACAACGCACAGGAGTATAAAGACAGAATGGAAGAGGTGCTGTATCAGATCTATCTGCACACCAATACCTTTGGTGCTTTTGAAGATCTGTATATCATTGACCTGGGGGACAAGATGGATGGGCAGAACGGACAGACCACGCGTGGAGGTCACAGGTTGCCACAGAACATGAGTAACAAGCAGGCTTTTGAAACCGCTGTCTCTGTAGAGAAGTGGTTCTTTGATACCCTGATAGAAGATAACCTGGCAACTAACTATCACGTATACCAGAACTGTAACTCCAATCACGGAGGTGACTTTGATTATATGGTTAACCGCGCTATTGAAATGTACCTGAACGCCGTGTACCCTTGGGTAAAGACACGCATGCTGACTAAGTTCATAGAGCATGAAGTATACGGTGAGCATATATTCTTATTTACGCACGGTAAGGATGATGAGGACATGAAGCACGGATTGCCGCTGCACCTCAATGACAAGGTAGAAAACTACTTCCGCAAGTATTTGATGTACCATGGGTTTAATCCGCAGGATGCAAACATCTCCATTGTAAAAGGGGACCTGCACATGGCTAACTCTCAGGATACTTACGGCTTTAGGTACCGTAACGTACTCTCCCTATTTGGAGGCAGTAAGTGGATCGGTACCAACTTTGGACCCAACAAACCTGGGATATGCTTTGACGTTGTGTGTCGTGATAGTCAGCAAATCTTTGAGAGTAAGTACACCTTTTAAGTTTAGATTGGAAAAGAGCTTGATTTTTTGTAAATTATAATGTAGCAGACCTTGCATGAAGGAATTTAAAGAGCCTGACTTATCTGCCCCACGCTTCCGTCCCAGGAAACTGAATATTCTTACCAAGGAAACTCACCAGGAGTTTATCACCCGGTATCCAAAGTACAAGAATATTCCCTATGCAGTGTACAAGCAAATTGTCACTGAGTTTAATGGAAAGATATGGGAAGAGGTAATCAATAACCGCGATGGCGTAGAGCTGCCGGAGCAACTGGGGTATGTCTTTATAGGCACCTGCCCCAGGAAAGTATCTGAAAATGTAGATTACTACAAGAGTAAGATGTATGGCAAGCGGATACAGAACCAGAACTGGGAGTCTGATCAGTATGTGGCCAAGATTTTCTACACCAACTATGAGGTGAAGTACCGCTTTAGGTTCCACCACATGTGGGGTTTTTCTGCAGTAAGAGACTTCAAGCGTACAGTTGCAAAGACCTATCCAGAGAACTGGAAGATGTACCCGGTCATTGACAACTTCCAAAAAATATCCCGTCTACTTAGAAAAGTACATAAGCTGGACATGATTGCTGCAGACACAGAGCAACAGCTACTAGACTATGATGAGTTTGACCTAGACTAATTACCCTATGGCCAGAACCACTATTGGAGAAGTTATCTCCAGAATCCGTAACCAGTTAAAAGCTGTCAGCCAGGACGCGTTCCTGACTGACCGTTTTATATACAGTCTTGTATCCAAGCATGCCAAGTGGCTCATGAAGCGCGAGGACAGCAAGAACAAGCTGATGAGCTTTAACTCGGTATTCCAGACCCTTGACTTTGTGGAGTTAATTGAAGTGGATGCCGTGGAGGCACACTGTACCGGAATCAAAAGTGGCATCACTTTCAGACGGTCCAAGCACAAAATGCCTACGTTTATGCAAGGCTACTTTGGGCCTTTGATCCGCCATGTCACTTCCTTAGACGGGTCCCAGGATCTGCAGGCTACCACGTCTGTAAACTACCTGAACATTGCCCGCAGCAAGAACAGCAAATACAACAAGACACTTTACTACTACTTCTTAAATGACTACCTGTACTTCCCCAATTTAGACTGGGATGCGGTGCGGGTAGAAGGCATTTTTGAAGACTCTATCAGCCGCTGGAACTGTGATCCAAATGATGACTGTATGCTCAGACAACTGGAGCCCTTCAATGCTCCTGACTACATCCATGGAGAGATAGAAAGCAACGTGCTCAAAGACTTCCAATTAACCTTGTCCATCCCAACTGACGTTGCACCTGACAAGCAAAACATCCTTAGATAATGGGTAAGATAGAGATAAAGTACCGGACCTTTGATGAACTCATGTATGAGGTCAATCAAGACTTCACCCTCTATAATGCAGAGGGTATGATAGAGCCTGCCCAGTTGATCAAAGTTGCCCAGCGCGTCAGCTATGATTTGGGTATGCGCATCCATGGCACAAAGGACAGGGTACTGGAAATTATCAAAGGCAAGGCCAGGCTTCCCGAAGACTTCTATGTGATGAACTATGCTTTGCTCATGGACTCTTACAAGGTCCAGGAGCCGGTCATTGCAGGCAGGCAGACAGAAGATGTCAAGTTTGTGGTAGACCCGCAGGTTTGCCGCGTATGTGGCTCACAGGCTATGGCTTGCGGATGCACGGATACTTACACTACAACCAATGAGTGTGGTGATACCTGGGTCGTGGTGGAGAAGATCCGCAACCAGACCCGTATCTATGACCACTTTGAGAAGCTGCATTTTTCCACTTCTAAATTCCTGAGCGACTATGCCAAAAAGCAGGGACTTGCCGGACATGGTGATGTAAGCCAGGGAGAAATTAAAAATGGATTTATCTACACTTACCTGGAGACAGGCAAATTGTATGTGAACTATGAAGGAGCTTTAGAGGATGAGGAGGGAAACCTGCTTGTTCTGGATCACCCGTTGATCAATGAGTATTATGAATACGCACTAAAGAAGCGCATCCTGGAGAACTTATATATGAACGGGGAGGATGTGGGCCAGCGTATCCAGCTGATAGAACCTTTATACAGGGCTGCCAGAAACAATGCTCTGACGGTAGTCAACACCCCTGACTTCAAAGAAATGCAGGACCTCTTTGCAATGAACAGAAAAGCCATGTACCACAAGTACTATACTCCTTTCCAATCTGCTACTTACAAGACTTATAAATAATGGCTCAGAGCAATCAAAATCCTGGTGCGATCAATACCTTTTCCAAGGGTATGCTCAAGGACCTCAATGAAACCTTTATAGGTGAGGGCCAGTGGGTACATGCCCGTAATGCGGTGAACAACACGCATACGGGTGAGATGGGCGTATTGGGAAATGAGCCAGCCAATCTTCACACTATTGACCTTCCGTACACCCTTATAGGAGCTATTCCTATCAGTGACGGCACCTGGGCTTTGTTTACCACAGATGATAACAATTGTGAGATTGGAGTCTTTGATGCCAACCTGGGTACTTATCGTTTAGTGGTCAATGATCCCAAGCTAAACTTCAGAAGGACCAACCTGATCACAGGAGCTGCCAGACGCAACGCGGACTGTGGCTTTAAGGTGTACTGGTCTGATGGCCGCAACCCTGACCGGGTGATGGCCATGGACAGCCCGCCGTATTTTACTACAAAAGAAATGCAGGGAGACTGCATCATTGAGAAATCAACAGGTGTACTGGATGTGGAGCAGTTAAGACTGGCCCAGATCCTGACCATCCCTTGTGTACGTATTGAGAAGGGCCGGGCGTCCGGTACCCTTCGTAACGGCTCTTACCAGGTTGCCCTGGCTTATACTGTCAACTCTATTCGGGTAACAGATTACTTAGTAGTGTCTGAGGTACAGGGACTCTTTGACCACGATGGTGGGGGAGGTTCCCTGGACGTTTCTGTGACCAATACAGACCCTGATTTTGATGAGATGGAAGTAGTACTCATCTCAGTGGTAAATCAAAGCACAGTGGCCAAAAGACTGGGTATATACTCTACCCGTCAGACCAAGTTATTTATTGACTCTGCAGAGCCTGACCTGATCACTATTCCGCTGGAGCAGATCCCGTTGAACACTCCGGCTATTGAGAAGAGTGATGCCATGTTCCGCCTGAATAATTATTTAGTGCGTACGGGTATCTATAACCGCTTTGACTTTAACTACCAGAACCTGGCTAACCAGATCCGCACTAAGTGGGTGAGTGTAGAGTACCCGGCTAACTATTATGCCAACGGGGGAAACAACACCGGCTACATGAGAGATGAGCAGTACGCGTTCTTTATCCGCTGGGTATATAACACAGGGGACAAGAGTGCTTCTTTCCATATTCCTGGCAGGGAAGCTTTAGACAGTGAGCGTATCAACCTGGCTACAGCAGATGCTATTGAGCTCGACAATGATCAGACAGCACAGGCTTGGCAGGTAAATAACACGGCCTCTATCACCAACACACCAGGCACTAAACTTGCCGATGGCGGTATGGTACTGGCTGAGGGGGAGATGGGTTACTGGGAAAGCACCGAGCGTTATCCGGATAACAAGTTTGAGATCTGGGGGAACCTGTGTGGCAAGCCTATCCGTCACCATAAGTTTCCTGATAATAAACTATCAGAGGAGACCTACCACCACTCTCAGGGCGGGGACAAGATCCGCGTACTGGGCGTGAAGTTTGAGAACATCCAGATACCGGTAGATAACTACGGTAAAGCCATTACCTCTATTGTAGGCTATGAGATCCTAAGAGGTTCCCGTGAAGGCAACAAGACCATTGTAGCTAAGGGTATCTTTAACAACATGCGGGAGTTTAATATTCCCGGTGGTAACGGGACCAAGGGCTTGTACCAAAACTATCCGTACAATGACCTTAACCCGGATCTGTACCTGACCTCTGATGAGAAATCCATAGAGAGTGGTTCCAAGAGCAACAGGAGATCTAATCCCCTTACGGCTTACAGAAAAGACATGTTCTCTTTTCACAGTCCGGATACTTCTTTTTCCAAACCTTACCTGAGTGTTCAGGAGGTAAAACTTTATGCAGAAGTTTACGGCCAGGCGCTTGGAAACTTTGAGCATGTGTACAAACACCCTAAGTTCAAACAGATCTCAGACTCTTTGAGTATTGTAGGAAAGCTGTTGTCGGTTTTTGCAACCATGAACAGTATCTCTGCTTTGGCTACAGGTGCCAGTAAGAAACTGACCTTTGCTGCCAGCGAGGACCTTCCGCTCTCTTTTGAGGTGGGTGGTGCTCCTGCATCATTTCCCGGCCCTCCGGGTGGCTCTGATGCCTTTGGTGTAGGTGCAGCTGCAAATGCTGTGGCGTACGCACTTGTTCTTGCACAGCACGTAGCCAACATTGTTATTTTGATTTCTACGGCTAAGTTGATGGCTGACATGTACAATGAGAAGATCATCAGTGTCATCGTCTCCTTACTGCCGGAAAAACAATACTCAGCACAGTATAACTCTCACGGTTACTACAGCAACTTCAGTCTTAATGCTTCCTCAGACAACAGTCGCAGGGGTGTTGCAGATAGTTTCTATGTAAACAACAACCTGCAGAACTACAATAACTACAAGATCAATAACGTAGACCGCAGTGGTTATGTGTTTGTCAGCACAACCAAAGAGATTGCCAATCCGTTACGGGTTGATATCTCGCGTAAGACAAAGGGCCAGCTGCAAGTTGACCTGAACAAGAATGTTACAACCGACATCTCCGCGCATTATGGTGCACTCAAGATCAACTTTCCTTCCCAATACGGACAGCTGGAAAGCATTAAGCAGGTTCCTGTCTACACTTGTATGTACAATGTGGGTACAGACCTAGCTACGCGTTACTCTACAGACATCATGTTTGGTGGGGATGTGTACGTTGGTCGTTATACAGAGAAGAACCCATTCACTTTCTTTAGTGAGTGGCTCTATGACCAGCCGGATAACATTGCCTACGACTACCGTAATTATATCACGGTGGCCTATCCGCGTTACTGGATAGAAAATGGTAAGCCCAACAAAGACATTACTAATTTCCCGAGCATAGGCCGTCACTTAGATGACCGCGTAGACAAAGGGTTCTTTGTGGAGAAAGGATACTTCTATATTTCCTGTAACGGGGTACGTGACTTCTGGGTAGAATCAGAGGTCAACCTGGCTTTCAGGGACTGGGAAGATGTCGCCAGTAAGAGACACTATGATCCGGACCGGTTCACAGATGTGCAGACCATGTTTCGCTCTGACAATATCAAGACAAGCAACTTCTATAAGTATGACTACTCCTTAAGTGTTGCGCGTCTGTACAATAACTATGTAAGCTGGGGAGCTTTGCAAAACCGCGACTATGATCCGCGCATTGCTGAGAACTGCTATGCTTATTCGCCTAACCGTATTATGTACTCGCTACCTCAGGAGACTGAGCAGAAGCAGGATAACTGGGTGAGGTTCCTACCCAACAACTACTTAGACATGTCATCTCGTGTGACGGCTCTAAAGGCAGTAGGTGGCACAGGAGCCCTGATCATGCTGGAGAATGAAGCTCCTATTACGATCCAGGGTGTAGACAGTCTGCAGACTGATGGAGGCATCAAGCTTACCATTGGTGATGCGGGATTGTTTAACCAACCGTTGCGTAACATCATGAACACGGATGATGAGTACCAGTATGGCTCTTGCCAAAGCAAATTTGCCATTGCCGGTATTCCAGGTGGTGTGTACTGGGTATCCCAGGAACAGGGTAAGATATTCCGCTATGGCGGTGAGATGGATGAAGTTTCTAGAAGAGGAAACAAGTGGTGGTTTGCCAAGCACTTGCCTTCTCAGTTACTACGTGCCTTTCCTGATTATAACCTGGGGGATAACCCACTGGTAGGCGTAGGCTGTAACATGTCCTATGATAATACCAATGAGTTGCTCTATATCACCAAGCGTGACTTCAAGCCTACCACTGAAGCAATGAAGTGGAACAGTGTGGATGGTTTCTACACAGACGGAGAAGAGTTCGTTGTTACCAATACTGATGGCACAAAGACCATCAAGAAAACTAAGAACAAGATAGCCTTGGGCGACCCCTCTCACTTTGAAGATGCCAGCTGGACTATTTCCTATGATCCAAAGGCAGCTGAGGGCAAAGGAGCTTTCTTAAGTTTCCATGACTGGCATCCTAACTTTATCATTCCGGGCAGAAGCAGCTTCCTAACGGTTAAGGATAGAGGCGTATGGAGACACAATGTACGCACAGACCAGTTCTGTAACTTCTACGGAAAAGATTATCCTTTTGAAGTGGAGTTTGTGGTGTCTACAGGCCAGCAGGTCGCTACGGTAAGAAACGTAGAGTATGTGCTGGAGACGTTCAAGTACTTCAATGACGGTCAGGACAAGTTCCACCTTTTAGATGAGAACTTTGACAATGCCATTGTATATAACTCAGAGCAGATCTCCGGTAACCTAAAGCTTGACCTCAAGCCAAAGAACAACCCGGTAGCCCTGCTAACCTATCCAAAGGTCCAGGCTAATGGAGTAGACATCCTGTACTCAAAAGAAGAGAACAAGTACCGGTTCAACCAGTTCTGGGATATCACCAAGGACAGGGGTGAGTTTACTACTAATATGGAGCCTATGTTCAATGTGTCCAGCAATGGATACACCCGTAAGATCAACGCACGGTATGTGGATTACAATAAGAATGTGATGGAACGTAAGAAGTTCCGCCACTATGTAAACAGGGTACTGCTCAGAAAGAATGTATCCGGCCCTGTGAAGTTCCTGTTCAAGTTAATTAACACCAAGTTGCAACCTAGTTTACGATGAGTCTAAATAAGAGTTTACTTGCCGATATCCAAAAGAAGATGTCCAAGCCTTCTAAGCCTAAAGTACCCCGTAACCAGTGGCAACATCCTGGTGAGATTACTAACATACCTTCTAATAATATTACGATGGATGGTGTTAGTTATCCTGTGTTAGGGGTCCCTAATATTGGACAAGCTCAAATGATGTATCCTAATCAAGACTATCTATTTCCTGATGCAGATAACGTTACTGAGTATCCAATGATGCAGAATGGTGGACTATTAAGTCGATCTGTTACTTGCTCTAGTTGTGGTCATTCTTGGAAAGCAGTTGATGGTGGATCTGATCCTATGACATGTCATAAGTGTGGAGGTTCTGTTAAGATGCAAGGTGGTGGAACAGCTTATGTTGATTCTGTACTAAATGCTAACAAGAATCTTAATTGGGTGCAAAGACTATATCCAAAGAATACACCTTCTATGCAGATACCTGGAGTAAAAGGACCTAGTACTCACTATATGCAAAGTGGTGATAGTCGTGTATATCCAACTGTAGTACAAATGCCTAACGGTACTTTAAAGTATTTAGGCAAAGATGCATTTGATTATGCAGACTCTACTAAGACTTATATACAGTTTCCTAATGATGCTGCAGCAACCTGGTTTGGTGAAAATTATAAAAAAGGAACTGGTGTATTACCAAAGAATGCATCAGGTGGTCAACACGGTGGTCTGGACAGATGGTTTGCAGAGAAGTGGGTAGATGTAAAGACAGGCAAAGACTGTGGCAGACAAGAGGGAGAATCCCGCAAGGGTTATCCGGCATGCAGGCCTAGCAAGAGAGTTAATGACGATACACCCAAGACATCTTCTGAGTTATCATCTGCAGAGAAGGCAAAGTTTACCAGAGAGAAAACATCAAGTGATAAAATAAATTACCAACACCGCAGACGTGAGTTTGGGGGTGAAGAAATGTACAACGACATGGAAGAATTCAAATCAGGGGGTAATGTCCCTACCAACCCGTCTTTATGGTCAAGAGCTAAGTCTATGGCCAGACAAAAGTATGATGTGTATCCAAGTGCTTACGCTAATGGATGGGCAGCTAAGTGGTATAAGAGCAAAGGTGGTGGTTGGAAAAAAGCTGAGTACGGTATGGAAGTAGAGATGCAGAAAGGCGGCAGCTTGTATGATTATATGGCGGCCCGTGGTATGGATGCAGACTTTAGCAGCCGTAAGAAAGTATTTGATAAATACTTTGCCAATAATTACAAAGGTACAGCTGAGCAGAACAAGCAAATGCTCAACATGCTGCAGTACCAGGAGAAACCCCGAGTAAACATAAACTATGCTTCTCCTGCGGTTCAATCCGCTATGCCTGCCTACGTACCTACTACGCAAACTAAAGCAACCGCTAAAGGTATGCAACGTGTAAACAACAAGGTAGATAACCGTAACTGGTTTGAAAGAACTTTTGGCATGAATGAGGATGAGGTACAAGAGCAATCTTTTGACCTTCCTCAGGATGTGTACAACTACTACAATCAATACGCAGAGAAGAACAAAGGCAAGAAGTTTGGTATTGTATCCAAGCAGAATGCCCGTGGTTATTTCTTTGATGAGAATGGTAACCTTGCTTTACAAGATGAGGTTGGGCTGGGCCAAGATGCAGGTGATGAACAACCGGTGTTTTATAAGAAAAGAACTACACCTTCCGGTGAATATACCATGAACCGTGCAGGTAAGGGTAACACAAGTGCAACCGACTATGGTAAAAACTATGGGTCTGATAACTTCTTTTACATCCAGCATACAGATCCTAACAAGCGTTTGCTTCCGGATCCTGCAAACCCTAACAGAAAAGTGAGTGTAGCCATGCACGGTATTCCTACTCACTTGTTAGGTGACAGGGAGAAATTATTTGACAATAATAAAGTATCTGATAACCGCATGAGTGCAGGTTGTATCAACTGCCGCAAAAAGACTTTAGATAATCCTTACTTTAAAAACGTGGGGGCTAATACTTCATTGTATGTAACGCCTGAGAAAGCTTATGGTGGCGGTACAGATAATCCTGGCTTTAAAGCTTTACCGGAATTTGTACAAGCAAAGATCATGAGTAACATGGCCTATGGCGGTTCAGCACAACAAGCAGCTATTGCTATGGCAATGAAAGCTGCAGGAAAAAAACCTAAAGCACAATATGCAGAGGGAGGCAAAATGCCAGAAGAAATTGCTCGTGCCCGTTTTGCAGCTGCCGGTAACCTGGATAAGATGGATGACTACGGGTATGCTTACGGCGGTTATATGCCGTTCATGGGTGATGGTGGTCAACCAGATGGTGAGATGGCTCTGTCTCAGATCAATGCTATGATGGATAAGCTGGATAAGCTTCGTAAGTTCATTAAGCCAGATTCTGACCTGGAACCCTGGCAGGCAAGCAAGATCACTCTTATGGATGACTTTGCCGGTTCTGTATATGACAACATGATGTACTCTCCGGAGAACCAGGAGATGACTGAGGAACAGATGGAGCAGATGGCTAATGGTGGGTACACTGTAAGCAGAAGCAATGACAGAAAAGGAAAGACCCATAAAGTAACAGGTCCTGATGGCACTGTCAAATATTTTGGGGATTCTAACTTAGGTCAGCATCCTAAAGACCCAGAGAGAAAAGCAGCTTTCTATGCCAGACATAAAAAGAACTTAGACAACAATCCATTTTTCAGGGCATTTGCCAGAAAGACATGGAAAGACGGCGGCTCTACATTCTCAGGTAATGCCTTTTATGAAGCAGGCGGTATGCCATGCTTTGAATGCGGAGGCTCTATGAAAAATGGAGGACAGCATTCAGTAGGTGATGAAATGGAAGTGACTCCTGCACAGATGGCAGAGTTAAAAAGGCTTGGTTACACTTTTGAAGTACTATAACATGAAGATCCGTATAACAGGGCTTAAGAAATTTCAGCTGGCAGGGCAGAACACTTTTCCTCAGATAACTCCTAACAAGTTTCAGTTTCAATTATCTGACCAGGAAATGATTGATCAGGCCAGCAATGATTTTCAAATGACAAATCAGGCTTTTCCTACTCAGGCTCCTACAGGTGCTGCTGCAGATGCTGTATTTGCCAATGACCTAAAGCAACGTATTGCTAAGGAGAATCCTGAAATTGACCTACCTAAAAGGACAGTTAATTTCATGGATGTGATGAATGCAGGATATAATGCTGCTAATCTTTACAATGCAGCTTTCAACAAGGGTGATGCTGAAAGAGAGCGTGATACCTTATTACGTAACCGTAATGCCCAGTTTAACCAACAAGGAGAAAACTCCATGGATAGAGGTAACTACGGTGTAGGGCCTTCTGACTATGGTTTATTCAGACCAGATCAAATGGGTGTCAAGTCTCCGGAAGGACAGTACAATGGTGGACGGTTCTTTCAGGTAGGAGGAGTTAACGCTGAGACAGAACAGTACATGGTGCCTTCTATTGATGCGTTTAGTAATACGGCCCTGGTGAACCCTATGGACTATATGCCACAGACTATGCCGGAGATGCCTAGTATGCCTGCTCAACCTGCAGAGACAAACTTTAAATCTGCCTCTATATCATTAAAAGAGCAGATTGCTACCCGTGAGAGTGGCGGCGACTACCGGGCCCTTCCTAAAAAGAAAGACGGTTCCCTGGCAAGTTCTGCAGCGGGTAAGTATCAGTTCTTATGGAACCAACACAAAGACACTATCCGCACGGTAACAGGAGTAGACAGCAAGCAAGCTTTCTTAGATACTCCGGATGCCCAGGAAAAATACTTTGACTATTGGAATGCTAATACCCTGACGCCGTATGCCCAGAAGATTAAACAGCAGTACAATCCCAAGCAGTCTGTAGACCAGATAAAAATGATGATTCATTTTGCAGGGCCTAAGGGAGCTATGGATTACTTTGGTAAGGGTAAGATAACCCGCGATGCTTTTGGTACAACCAATGCAAACTATACCGGCCTGGATACTAAGCCAGGAGTAAACATCAATAACCTGGATGCAGGTCTTAGTGCTTTTGCTACAGACATGAGTGCACAGTTTCCTGGCCTGAAGATTTCTTCCGGCAATGACAGCAAGCACATGAGTGGCTCCAAGCATTACCAGAACAAAGCTATTGACATTGGTGCCAACTCTTCTGATAGAAGGGCTTACAATCAACTGAAAGGCCTTTTAAGCCAGAGCCCACAGATCCGCCAGCGCTACGGCATTGAAGACATCATTGATGAAGGAGATCACCTGCACGTAGAAATGATGCAGCAAGGTGGAGAGTATGAGCTTACAGCAGACCAGATCATGCAGATCAAAGCTATGGGCGGTGATGTGGAGTTCATTTAAACCTTTTAGGTTTAGCTTGTTAAACTCCAGAAATTTTGTTATATTAAAGAGTAGACTATATTCCTATGAAAACATACAGAGTACGTATTAAGGACATGCCTAACATGGCTTATGGTGGCCAGCGAGGTTACAACCTTGACTTAGGTCAACCGGTGTTAGACAACCAAATGCGTGAGGATAGTCCTTACCAGTCCGTATCTGATACCTTACAGCCCGTTCCAAGAGAAGAAGCTAACCTGGAAGCAGAAAAAGGAGAGACTGTTGTAGGTGACCTGGATGGTGACGGCATGCAGGAACACATGAAGATTGGCGGTAAGCGTCACTCTCAAGGTGGTACGCCGCTTAACCTGAACCCTGGCAGCTTTATATTCTCTGACACAAAGAAGATGAAGGTTGGAGGTGCCGCTCTGGAGATGTTTGGTAAAAGTGCAGATTCTAAGAAAAAATACACTCCAGCTCAACTGGCAAAGCAATATGACCTGAACAAGTACAAGAGCGTACTTGATGATCCATTGGCAGACCCGCTTAAAAAGCAGACTGCTCAAATGATGATGGACAACAATCAAAAAAAGCTGGGTCAGCTTGCCCTATTACAGGAGAGCATGAAAGGTTTCCCGCAAGGCATTCCAGACATCGCACAGTCTGCTATGCCACAAGCTGCTTTTGGCGGCTTAACTCAGTACCAGACTAAGGGTCAGGTAACAGAGGACTACAGAAAGAGAACACCAGGCATGAAAGATATGCGTGAGAACTCTTTTGACAGTTTTAATGACGTGGCAAGTTATTATGGAAACCGTGGCTATACGGGCAGTCCAAACAATGTGGACCAGTGGCAGAAGTGGATGATCCAGAGTGCTCAAAAAGATCCTGAGTTCAACAACCAGTTTGTGAATTATCTAAAGAATGTCCCTTTAACTAACAAGGGCAAGAAGATGTATCCTGGTAAAGCAGTGAATCAGTTAACCGATGAGCAGTTAAAGCAACAGTTCAATGACGGTTATTATGATTTCCGTGCACCGCGTTTGATGGAAAAAGTAGACCCTATCCAAAGAGCTCCTATGCCTATCCCAGTACAGATGAAGTTGCCTACTTTGGCTCCTGTACCTAACAGCTACCCTCCTTACACTAGTTCTACGTCTGAAGAGGAAATGCTTTCAGGTCCACAACCAGGGACAGCAGGTGCTCCATATAAAATGCCTAATGCTGATTACTTATTACCAGATAAGCTGGCAGGTATGCAGGCCCTGGCTACCAGAGCAACCATTCCTACGATCAAGCCCTTTGTAGCTACACCTGGTTATGTAAAACCAAAGGCCGTATTCATGGACCCTACCCGCGACTATGCAGCGAATGCTGAGATGGCTAACATGCAGATGCAGGGTATGAGAACCTTTGGAAGACCACAGCAATTCTTAGCAGGCGCATCACAGGTGGCAGGAAGAAACCTGGCAGCCAATGAAGCCAACGCAGGAGCGGTAAATAAGCAAAACGTAATGATTGCCAATCAGTATGAGACACAAGGTGCACAGATGGATAACCAGTATCTGGCTAACCGTGCCCAGGCAAGTACGATGTACAACGAGATGGCAAACAATGCACTGAAAGAAAACTTCCGTAACCAAAGTGCTGCTGACAGTCAATTGCTGGCAGCATACAACAATGCCTGGAACAACCGTGCAATGGTGGATGGCATCAATGCTACCAACCCTTACTTCATGATTGACTCCCGTACAGGATTTGCCAAACAGAAAGATCCTAATCGTGACATCAACAGCATGATCCGTGGTGCAAGAGGTACAGGTGCAGCAGCAACTACTTATCCTGAGATGATCAAGTATGCTACGGAGACCTTAAAAATGCCCATGGACAAAGCAACTGCATGGGCTGACGAGCAGATGAAACAAAAAGGCCGTACTACTACCACTGATAAGGACAATGATGGCTACCCTGATTTTACTTCTGTGATGAACCCATTCATGCAGATGATGGCCGGTATGCAAAACAGACAGTTTCCAGCCATGAGAATGACACAGTAAACTTCCCAGGTTTACTAAACTTATCAGATTTTTTTTGTATATTATTAATGTACTATGGCATCTATTAATCCGTATCCTTCAGGCTCAGACATTATAGCACCGCTTCCGTTATACACACCGGACTTTGGTATGATGAACTCTATGCTTCAGCGTAGATCTTCCATGTTTGAGCAAGGACTGAGCCAGGTTAAATCCTCAGACAGCTTGATCCGTAATGCTGCACTGTCAGTGTCAGACAATCAAGTGGTCAGAGACAACTATATCAAACAGGCCGAGGACCAACTAAAGAAATTACAAGGGGTTGACTTTTCACAGATGCAAAATGTGGATGCTGCCCAACAAGTGTATGCTCCATTCTGGCAAGACCAGGACCTTTTGATGGACTACTCCAAGACCTCTGCTATCAACGCAGAGCGTACCCGTGCTGATTCTATGGCACAATCCAATGATCCCAAGGTCAGAGAACAATACTGGCAGACCGGTGCTAACTATGTGGCCCTGTCAGCCAATGAGCTTTCTATGGCAAAGCGTGGTGACGGCTCTATATCTAAAGTCAAGGTGAACAAGTATGTTCCTTACTTTGATACAATGGCTGAGTTGAAAAAGCGTGCCAAAGACCAGGGCCTGATGATTGAAACAGAAAGCCAGGGAGGACCCAACAATGCGTATAAGATCACCCGCACAAATGGTGACGGTGCTGTGCCTTTGTTTAAAGAATGGGCGGCTAATGAACTGGCCAGTATGCCCCAGGCTGATGATATGTTCCGTGTACAGGGTGTGGTAGATTACCGCAGCCAGGTACAGCAATACCAGGGTTTAGGGTATGACGAACCTACTGCTAAGAAGATGGTAGCTGATGGCTACATGACTAAGCAAAGAGGATACTACACAGAAAGAAAGTCAGACCTAGATGAGCAGGTTACAGAGATGACCAAGAAGCTTGATGCCATGGACGTAGAGTTCAAGGCTAAACAAGCTAAAGGTGAACTTACTGTTGAGGAATTGACAGAGCGTAAAAACATAGCCCTTCAATTAGAAAGCTACAAGAATTCTTCTTCTTCCTTACAGGAGAATATTGACAAGTACTCTAAGCCTGATGCTAAAGAATATCAGGATGAATATAACAGCATGCTTAATGGTGGTGAAGATTTCTTCCGCAGGGCCAACAAGAATGCACTGATCCAAAACTTTGCCCGCAACCAGGCTATCAATAACAAGTACAAGATTGACATAGATCCGGTATTCAAGGCTAACCTTGAGATGGAAAAGACTATGGCCAAGATGTTGCAGGATGACTCACAGTTTCAGACACGCTACGGCAGTGGAGCTTCGGGCTCTGGTTCAGGCTCCAGTTCATCCGGCAATAAGAAGGACGCAGGTAATCCTAATGATACACCTATCTATGTAGGTAAAAGTATCATGGGCACAGATCCTGTTGCCGCTCACCAGCGAATGACTGAGCAGTTCAACCGCACGGCTGATGAATATTTAAGCACAGGGGCCAGTATCATTTCAGAAGCAGGTATGCAAAGTCCTGATAAGATGGTATCCCCTGCTTACATGCAGTACCTATCTGGCGTGATTAAAACGGGTAAGTTTTTAACAAACCCTGAGCTGGAGAAAGAACACAAACGCTTGCAGGATGTAGGTGTTATTCCTAAGAGCTATAAGTTAGGAGACAGTCCTAACCAGTTATATAACATGATGTATGACCGGGCAACAGAAATACTTGCTGCCGGTGCCAAAGCAGGATCAGTGAACGCCAATGTGTTCAACCGTATCCAGCGTCATGCTGCCCTTGCCGGACAGTTTACGAACCTCTCCCAGATTCATGCTGAGGTAGAAAAGAAAGTAGGGCAAGACCCGGCTTTCAAACCTTTGATGAAAGGTGGTCAGATGATGACACTCAATGACTACATGAAGGCTAATTTAGGATTTACCAGCAAAGAATCTTTTGTAAAGAACTTTATCAAGAACATGGTAAATGTGCCTGCACAAGGTATACCTGGAGCATCTTCTTTTGGTATGGCTTCCAGAGAAGCAGTCAGTCGTGCAGAAGACCGCTGGGATGCCCTGCAAGAGACATACAACAAAGCGTATGACCTGGCTAAAGGCAAGACTGCTACTTTGATGCAACGCTACATGAATGTAGAAGGAGCTATCATGGGACAGGAGATAGAGTTGATCACTGACCGTAAGGAAGACCGTGAGCAGGCGCAGAACATTGCCGTACAAGCTATGAGTTCGTCTAACATGCCTAACCAGATTGTAGATAAAGATGGGGTAGGTTACCCTATCAACATCAAGCAACTGGAAGAGTTGGGAGCTGACCGTGAGAAGATCAAAGAATTAATGGACCTTACCCGTGGCAACATTGACAACTTCATTGATAAAGTAAGACTTACTAAAGTAGGTGTCAATGGCAAGCCGTCTGTAAAGCTTATCTACAACATGGACGAAGTGAAAAAGCTATTGGGTGAGAAGAGATTTGCCAGTGATGATTGGTCAAAAACCATACGTACCCTTAACAACGGTCTTGAGATGGCGGTTGACCAGGCACAGATAGAAGGCTTCAACCAGGACTTTGACTTGCCAGGCATGAGTGATCTAGGCTTTGATAAAAACCAGATGCTCAAAGCTCCTGCAGCTGTGAAGAAGTTTGGCTTTGACTACACGGTACTTAAAGATCCCGCAGCCCAGCAATACATTGTCACTTTCAATTACATGGAGAAAGGCATTCCAAAGCAAAAGACTTTATACCCTGCCCTTAATAACTCCATCACTTCTGTACAAAGACAACTGGAGCAGATGATGTACCAGATTTACACAGGTAATCAACAGTCATTGCAAAAGCCAGGTGCTTCTGGTAATTTTATTAGTCCTACTGCGAGTTATGAAAGTTTAATTCAGTAGTAGTTCCCAAGTACGATATTCCCTCCCCACACTTTATAAGTCCGTTTCTTTATGGAAGAAAATGAGTTGCTGTTAAATGACTCCGTTGAAAGACAAGTCATTCAGCCAGATCCAGTACTAACTCCCGTAAACAACCCTTTTGCTAACTATAACCCTGGTGGTAGTTATGTAGACAAGGCATTCAGTGCGTTTGATGCACAGATGAGCCAGCCGTCTATGGATAAGATGTTGCAGCCAATTGCTTATGATCCGGTTGCATCCAGCAGAGACAGGTACCAAAACTCAGATTACTTTGCTGAACTGGGCTTTGACCCGTTCCGTAACAATGAAGAATTGTATGGACAGCGTCAGACCAATATGAACAAGTTGTCCAATGCTTTTTCAGGCATGGGCTCTCTGGCTTGGGAACAAGTAAAAGAACAGGCAGGCAGTTGGGGTGACACATTTGAAGTAATGGGTGACATGGCTGGTGGTAACTTCTCATTAAAGGCTGCCTTTGAGCAGGCTGAGATGGAGGAGATCAACATGAAGCAACAAGCCATGTTCAACAACAATCCCATCTTTGAGACAGAGGCTGACCGTAATTCCGTATTTAACTTCAACACCATTGCTACCACTGTACAGCAGTCTGGCTATGCCATTGGTGCCATTGCTGAGATTGCTGCTGAAGAGGCAGCTTTGTCTGCTTTAACCGCACTTACATTTGGTGGTGCCAGTGAGATCCAGGCAGTGCGTACTGCAAAGCTTGCTGCTAATATTGGTAAGGTTGCCAGACGTACAGAAGACTTAGTCAATGCTACACAAAAAGCCAGTACGTTAAGAAAGATCTGGAGTGGCGTATCACGCTCTGCAGAATTTGTAGGGAAAAACTTAATGCCTTTAGGCAATACTATTGACTTTGTTGATGACTTTAAAAAACTAAGCCGCGTAGATGACATTGCTTTTGGAGGCTCTAAAGCCCTGGCAAGAACTACAGCCCGTGGCTTTGGTTCTTTCTACCGTGATATACGTGAACTGAACATGGCCATTGCAGAAGCTAAGGCAGAAGCAGCAGGTACATTCACTGAACTACAAGAGAAGAGAGCAGCACAGTTTCTAACAGAGAAGGGCCGTGAGCCGGATGAACTGGAGAAGCAGGCTATGTCTGATGAAGCTTTACAAGCGGCACAGGCCAATGGTGCTATCAATACCTACATGATCCTGCTTAGTAACAAGATTGCCTTTGGTAATATCTTGAAAGGCTTTGGGTCACTACGCTACATGCTTGATGATGATGTGGCTAAAGGCCTTATCATGCTGGGTAATAAAGATGCTGCCAAGATGGGCAAGCGCTTTATTGAAGCAGCTGACAACCGCTGGTTGGCGTTCAAGCGTACACTATTAAAGAACCCTGTAAAATATGTACAGGCTAACCTGGCAGAAGCTTTACAGGAGAATGCACAGGACATGTCTAACGCGGCGGTGCAGAACTGGTATCTTACTAAGGAGAAATCCCATGAAGTAGATGCTGCTTTTGATTCTATGCGTATGGCAGCAGCTGAACAGTTTTCTGTACAAGGTGCCAAGACATTTATCTCCGGTTTCTTAACAGGTTCTATCCTGGGAGCTGGCTCTAAGTTATTTGAAAATGCAGGTAACATTGTAGAGTACGTAAAAGACAGAGAAGGTTACGACAAGCGCAGAGCTGATGAGGTGACTCGTCTGGGCGCGTTAAAGAATAACCTTAATGCCATTTATGAGAACCCACTGGCTTACTCTTTCAATCCAAAGGAAGGAGTAACCATGCAGGCCAACTTTGCTTCCCTAATGAAGGACGCGGCAGTTGATAAAGACAAGAAGACTTTTCATGATATCCAGGATGATGCTATGCGTCACTTTATCATGACAGGTATCACTACCGGTACACTGGATGTACTTACAGGTAGAATGCAAGACTATGTGAAGAACCTGAGCCCTGAGGAATTTACCCAGGCTTTTGGTGTGGAGTTCTCTAAAGAGAACCATGAGAGCATGGTGCAGCAGGTGACTAAGTTCCAGACTCGTGCAGAACAAGTGGCTAAGATCCACAACAAACTGCAGACAGAGTTTGTCAACCCGTTCAATCCGGGACAACACAAAATTGGTACCCCTGAGTTTATTGATGAGGCATACCGGTACATGGCATTTAAAGAAGCTGTGAACCAGATGACTTTTATGCAGGATACTTACCAAGCTACAATTACCAGACAACAACAGGTACTGGATGGCATCAAGACTAAGCAAGGTTTTGAGAACCTGCCTTTCTCCACCGTGTTTACTTTAACCTCTCAGTTAGAACTGGAAAAAGAGGTGAACATGTTGCAGCAGGAAATTGAAGTCAACACAGATCCTAAGTTAGGTGCTGAGAAGAAAGCCAAGCTCAAGAAATTGGAGCGCTATCAAAAAGCCCTGACCAAATACTTAGACAAGGTAGATGCTATTAAAGGCAACAAGGGCTTGTCAGCAGATCAGAGTGCGGAGCAAACAGCTGCAGCTTTGGAGCAATTCAAAAAGCAGGGCAGTCAATTCTTTACAGAATATGTAAACGCGGAGCTGGAGAAAAACGGACAACGTCCGGTACAGACTGCTGTAGCCAATGATGCTTTTGGTAACCTGACAGACTACTTCCAATTACAGGAAGACCAGGGATCAGTACTGGAGCACATCAACTTATTAGCAGACCCTGACTTCTTTGCCAACTACTTAGACAGAAACTACAAAGCATTCCGGGCCTTTGCTAAGAAGCGTGCAGAGCAAACTGCTACTACTGCAGAAGACACTAGTGTTGAAGTAACAGATGACTTGCCCAGACCGGAAGATTTAGACCCTACTAATAAGCCGGATAATACACCGGTAGTAGATACGGACAATGACGGCATTGAAGAGGACGAGGTAGATGAAGAAGGACAGGTGAGAAGTTCAAAGCCTGTGTTTGGCTCTACATTTTTCTTTAAGACAACCGGCCAGCACTTTAACTGGGATGGCACATTAAATACAGAGAACGGTTCTAACCGCTTCTTCCGCTTTACGGAGCGCATGATGTTTGAGCCAGACACTTACTTTTTAATTCCTGTTACAGCGGCCAATGATACTTTTGGCATCAGACGCGAAGACAAGTACCAGGATGATATCAAGCTGGTAGTCGTAAAGAAAGTAGGAGACAGCTTTGTGTATGTGGACCAGGAGGGTAACGAGTTACAGAATCCTACCAAGGACACTATTGTCTACACTTCCATGAATGGCAGTGAGGTACTCTTTGGTGAAGACAAGGCTAAAGCCGTTGAACTGGTTAAGAAAAACTTTGCCACTAAAGATTTAACAGATGACCAGATACTTGGTGCCATTGAAAACTTCAAGACAGAGCGCGACGCCATCAAGGCTAGTAATATTGCAGGTGAAGTAGTTGCTTTCCCTGTAGTAGGAAGAAGCAAAGGTACAGTAAGACTGGCCCCAAAGGATATCAATACAGGTATGCCTCAGGAGATTGCTTTACAAGGCAGTGTGATCAAATCTGACTCAGATGATTTCCTTAACCTAGAGCATCCTAATGGTGAAGTTATTGAACTGGCTATTGGCACAGTAGACAAAGCCCTTAACATGGGTGGTGTAGACAAAGGCCGTATGGTTGCCCGTGGTAAAAAGACAGGTAACGTGTTTAGAATTAAGAGCCGCAAGTTCTCAGAAGAAGAGCTTGTGAACTTAAAGGATGCACTAAAGGCACTGACAAAACTGATGGGTAAGAAAAACTTAACTGCTGATCAGGCCCGTCAAAAGAAAGATATTTTAAACTACCTAAGCGGTACTGTATTCTGGTCTTCTCCTGATAAAGGTAAGGCAGCAGGACCTAACCAGTTCTATGTCAACAAGGGTAAGTTATTCCGTGGCACACAGTCCTGGGCATTTACAGAAGTTTCTATAGATGGAAACTTTGAGGCAATCCTGGAAAACCTGTACTACTCGGTGAACAATAGTTTACTGAACAAGAAAGGAGCATTCCAGGCAGTGAAGATGAACGGTGGTGTAGCAGAGCGGGAGACCTTCCCAAGCTACAACGCTTTTCTGATGGACAACACTGGTGGCAGAAGACCTATTCTGTATACCAACTCCCAACCTTACAACCCTAATGTAAACAGTGCTGATTATCAGATAGAAGGTAGATACTTAGTATTCAACACCTCTGATGAGCCGGTAAGTTCTAAGATCCCGGCACCTGGTGAAAAAGATACATTAGTGTCAACACCTCCTGCAGCAACAGGCGGACTAAAGTGGAACAAGACTATGCCTACCACAGCAGTTCAACCTGCTGCTACAACGGCTACTCCTGCGCCAACTACGGTAGCAGGTACAAAGAGCCCTACTAAGAAAGAAGATACACCTGCAACAGGCAAGAGTTCCCTTAGAATGGGTGGTGCAAAACCAGCGGCGGTAGTAGTACCTGCAGACCAGGTAACCACTGCAGGCAGCTCAACGGCTGCAACACCTCCGGCACCAGCGGCTGGCCCTGCTACAAAAGGACTGGACCCTACGGCTATGAGTGTGTTACTGGGCAATGACATAGCCAACCTGGAAGATGGTGAAGTACCATTCCAGGATGAGTTCTATAGACTATCCTTAGGTAACCCGGATGTGAAACGTGAAGACCTGGCAAAGGTGCAGGCATTTTTGACCCGCGTCTTACCAGGCGTACCCTTACATGTAGTAAGCACGTTAATTCACAATAAGGCCTATGGTGCGTTTATGAGAGGAGCTATCTTCTTGTATGAGAATGCAGAAGAAGGCACCGCATTCCACGAAGCTTTTGAGGCTGTGTGGAACGCATACCTGACCGCTCCTGAGCAGGCTATCCTTGCTAAGGAATTTAGCAGCAGAAAAGGTACATTTACCAACCCGTTCACCGGTGAGACCAAAGAATACAAGGATGCCAACATGTACGATGTACGTGAGATGCTGGCTGAGGAGTTCCGTACTTATATCTTAACAGGTAATTTCCCGGTAGGTGCTCCAAAGGCAAAGAGCTTCTTTACCAAAGTGATGGACTTCATCAAGAAGATCCTGGGCCTTAGCAAAGAAGACCGTGCTGAAATGGACAACGTGGTCAATAACCTGTTTGTGAAAATCAACCAGGGTGGTTTTGCCAATGCGGTACCGGTGCGTGACCTGAACAACCTGCAAGCTGTTTACCGTTCTATACCTGGAACCACACAAGAGGTAACTACTTATGCAGTAGAAGGACTAACGTCTTACTTCTTCATGAACCTTTATAAAGAAGGTAAGAACATGGATGCCCTGATCAAGACGGATGCCAACAACAACAAAGAGTTGGTGCGTCTGTTCAATGCAGCTTTGCAAGACATGGATACGGCTATTACAGCACACTTTGACGCGGTGTTTCAAAACTATGTCAAGCAGTATGAGAAACAAGTAAGCCGTAAAGCTACAGAAGCTGAGAAGCGTGAGCTAAAAGATAACTACTTCATCCCTGGCAACCGTCTGTACACACAGATGGAAACTATAAAGCAACAACCTATGGAGCTTTATGAGTTGTTCAAGGGAAGCATAGGCCGCTTTGGTGTATCATTTTCTGATATCTCTGAAGACCTGGAGGCTATTCCGGATGAGTTAAACTCAGATGGCCTGGGTATTACAGACGCTGTAAAGATTGACCCACGCAGATTTGGTGCAACCAACTTCAAGTTACTTATGGGCAGCTTGACAGATGACGTGTACAATGACAAGACTAAGCGTTATGAGTTTAAGAAAAACGCTTTGGGTCTTCCTAAGCTAAGCAACTATGACCGTATCTATGCTATCCTGCTTAATGAACTGAACGGCTCTATGTCGCGCATTGAGGGTGGTGAGTTTGTTCCTGGTATTGACGCGATGTTTGACACCTTAGACAAGCGCTTCCAGAAGAAGAACGGCGTGTACAAAGAAGGCTTTGAGTGGATCTATCGTATGAAGGTACGCTTGAAGTACCTGAACCCACAGACAGGTGCTAAGATTGAAGTTGCTAACCTGACCCCGGATGATGTCAGACTACGTATTGCGTTTGAGCAGAGCTTGACCAACATGCAGAATGACCCTATCAAGATGGTGTTTGGTGGTGACGGACTTATCTATAATGATGCCTCCCTGGACACAGCGTCTCAGAATAACAAGCGTGCTGAGTGGAGCAATGCTATCAAAGATACTGCGGTTCCTTATAACCAGCGTAACGGCGAGACGTTACTTACTATCAATGACAATGGCAGCATTATACTAGACAGAACTTCTGGCGAGTATGCTCAGGCTATGGGCGCTACGGACTTTGCTTCTGTACTGGACGCTTTGGATATCATGGGTATCAAGTTTACTGCCAGCAATAAAGCCTTACAATCGTTTGAGGCAGAGATCATGGATGCCTACAGTGCTATCCGCAGTAAGATCACAGACGAGTCTATCAACACGATTGACCAGCTCTTTGGAAGAAGCATTGTCAATGGTCCAATCCAAACATTACTTAACATTGAAGTAGCTACTACGCCAGAGGAGAATGTTCTGGTACATAAGAATGCAGAAGGAGAGAACCAGTATACGATTACACAGCCTTCTACTATTTCTTACCTGTTGAACTCATTCAAGGTGGCTAAGACTTTAGCTGACTTTGTAACGAGCAATCCACAGTTTGGAACCGTAGACAGCCAGGGTACAGTCGTATTACACCCGTATCAGACCAACTCTATGTTGCTGAAAAAAGGAGGGCTCTTCTTTGACAGAAATGGCAAGAAGCGTAAAGGTGCTGACTTGAACTATCACCTGATTAGTGGTGTGACAGAAGCAACCGGTACAGGAAAGAACACTGATGTGTTGACTTACCCGGACCGCGTAATGCAGGAGATCAACCACTTGTTAGGAAACGTACACTATACCATCATTAACTCAGACAAGAGTACAGAGTTTGGTCTTGGCTTTAATGAGTCCCTGGTAAGTTTTGATGATGCTAACATATTCGTATCCGGTGGTAAAGTTCTCACGATATACTTAGACCAACTAAGTGATGAGCTTGATGCGGCCATTGCTGAGCACAAGAACCCAAGCAACATCCAGTACTACGGTGCTGAGGTGAAGAAGCTGGCTCACTTCCGGGATATCCTGGGACCTGAGTTCAGTGCACGGATCAAGTCTGTGGTAGAAGGAAAAACTACCAAGAGCAGTTTGATTTCGTCTACTGAAGTATCTAGCCGTATCATGGAGTACATCAACAATGAGATTGAGCGTACTAAGGCTGCACTGGAAGACATGGATATGTTCTTTGATGTAGGTGACAATGAAGCAGGTGAAGTGATCTACGCCACTAACTCTATCAACGCAGAGTTACTGGCCGGTTACGGTATCCAGGATAAGAATGCTATCACAGAAAATGAGTTGAACAACCTGATTGCTTTCCTTGTAATCAACAAAGAAGTAGCAGTAGCAGAACAACACAAGTTGATCTATGGCCACCCTGCTTTATACAAAGACCTGGCTAAGCGTTCTAACGGTGCCAACTCTACCAAGATTGCCTTTATTGACAACCTGGAGATCAGACAATGGATGGATGACAATATGTCCCGCCATGATGGTAAGAGACGCTCTGGTGAGCAACTGGCTACGTTTAACAACATATCTTTCAAGGACAACACTGTTGTAGCAGCCATGATGATTGAGTACGTAGAGACTATGTACAAATCCATGGTAGAATTACAGAAAGATAAAGCTGCAGTTGAGGAGCGTATTGGTGCAGAGTTTACAGCAGACGGAAAGTTTGTAAAACTAAAAGTAGATAGCAAGGGCAAGAACTACGGAGATGCAGCTAAGTATTTAGACATCAACGAAGCTGATGCCCAGGCTTGGATCATGCCAGACATGTTCCGTGACCTGTTGTACTTAAGCTCTCGCATGACGCACGAGCAACAAGCTCAGTGGGATTATGAAATTGCTTATGAAATGATTGCCCGCAGCTCTAAGCCTGAAGACCATGTAGCTTACCGATCATACTCAGAGGCTCAACTAGATGCTGCAAGAGCAACATTAGCTAAGGGAAATCCAGGCACTGTTCTACAGGTATTGAAGCCTCAGTACTTTGGATACAATCCACAGAGTCCTTTGATGCACACCGTGTTCTTAAAGAACTCTACGCAGCCTAAGTTCTACCGCCAGGTAGAAAATACTGCTTTTGAAAACTTATACTTAAGTGCTTTAGACAGACAGATAGACATTATTGGTTTTGAGTCTGGTCAGAAGGTTGGTAACATGCTCAACCAGAAAGGTGAGTTTGCTGCTATCTACAATAGCGAAGGTAAAGTAAACATCGTAGAAGAAGAAGGTGCAGTTAACCTGCCTGATATTCCTGTACAAAATTTACTAAGCCGTTACTTGGGTATTCAGCAAGAGATGCCTAACGCATTTAAGAGTGCGGTAGTTCGTGGTACACAGCCGACTAAACTCATCATGTCTAACTTCAAGTTCAGAGGTAAGTATACTTCCCCTGAGGCTGAGAAGTTAGTAACAGAGTACAATAATATCCTGGCTCAAATGGTGATGCTGGGTAAAGAAAAGTTACTCAAAGAACTGGGTGTTACCCGTAACGCCGCAGGTAAGTATTCTGTGAAGGACGTGTCCAAGATGGTCTCTCTTTTAAGAAAAGAAGCTAAGAGCCGTGACCTGCCTGATAACATCATTGATGCTATTGACACTATTGAAAATGAGTACGGCAAGACTGACTTCCGCTACCCATTAGATGCGCTGCCTAACCGCAAGAAGATTGACAATATCCTGAACTCTATTGTAGACAGCCGTGTGATCTCAGAGAAGATGAACGGTAAGCCTGCAGTACAGGTGGCCAGCACATTATTTGAGAGTAAGAGCAGAAGCTTTGTATACTTAAAAGACGGTGTCTGGACTTCTACCAAAGGTATGAAGCTGGAAGACTTAAGTGTAGAGGAGCAAGCTTCTGTACGCATGGTAAGCAATGACTTGAAGTTCTACCGTATGGAGAACGGCAAGATTGCCAACATGGAGGTCTATCTTCCTAACTTCTTAGAAGGTGTTAATCTGCCGGGCGCTGTAAACGGAGTGATCAATGTAAAAGACATTGACCCACGTATCTTAAAAGCCCTTGGTTTCCGTATCCCTACACAAGGTATGAACTCTATTGAGAGTATCACTATCAAAGGCTTCTTGCCAAGAGAGATGGGTGACATGGTAGTTGTGCCTTCAGAGATCACTGGTAAAGCAGGATCTGACTTTGACATTGACAAGTTACAGATGTACCTGGCTAACTTCTATGTAGCTAAGAACGGTAAAGCTTCTTACTACGAATGGAAAGGTACCCAGGAGGCTACGCGTGAGCACTACGAGAAGCTTTACAACAAAGGGGAGTTTATCACCCCTGAGGAGCAAGCTTTACTGGATACATTCCTTGCTGAGCAGTTGTACTATAATGCAACAGAGAGCATCAGTATTTTAGAAGGCAAGAAGATCCGTGAGGTGTTCAGTAAATTCTTTGACTCAGAGTCTTTGACTAAGGACTTCTTAGAAGAGATGAAAGATGTACAGTCACGCAAGAAAGCATTTTTAGATGCAGCTGTGAAGAAGTCTATCCAGAACCGCTATCGTGAGATCATGCAGGACCTGGTAACACTTCCTGAGAACATGCGTCAGTTGATTACGCCTAACTCTACAGATACTCTGAAGAACATGGCGGATGAGATCAACAGACTCAAAGGTGTGGAAGATCTTACAGCATCTTCTAAGTATGCAATATACAGAAGCTTAATTGACTCAGCGGATATCCGTCACCGTTTCTTAAGTGGTAAAAAACTAGTAGGTATTGCTGCCCTGCAGATCACTTCTCAAGTGATGACCCAGCTGGGTGAAACTAAACTAACGGGTAAGTATGATGCAGGTAAACTGTACTACCTGGTAAACAACGTAGTGAAAAACTTAGGGGACAATCCGCGTATGCGTGATGTGAAGATCAACTTGAGCCACAATTTAGACGAGGAGAATCAGTTGTTCCTGGATAGCTTGACTACCCAAGACGGTATGATGATCTCTGACTTAATCAATGAAGCCCTATCAGGCTTTGTGGATGCTGCTAAAGACCCGTTTGTGTTCTCTCTGAATATCACTATTGATACAGCTGGTACCTGGTTTTACTTACAGAAGTTAGGTGTTCCTATTACAGAGTTAGCATACATGTTCAACCAACCGGTACTGGACAGATTATTCAAGGAGCGTGCTAAGAACAAGAGTTTGTTCAAGAAGTTGTCTGGTGATAAGATCAATGACTTCTTAATTGCTTTGAAGATGATCACACCGTACTACAAAGCTCTATACCCTAATGAGCAGACAAGCTTATACAAGAGATATGTACAAGCTACTGAGGACGGGAACTTTAAGGAGCTCAAGTTGGTTAAGAAGATGTTTAAAGAAGTGGTAGACGTAAACCGCAAGCAGGTAGGTACAATGACAGAGGCCGGACTACGGGATTCTATTCAGCGTATGAATGCTAAGGATTACGTAATGACTGCTGCCGATGCTCAGATGCAGATAGCCGTACTGGCTGACTTCCTTGAGTACCAGGAACAATCTTCTAACATGACTGAGTTTATCTCCGGTATTGGCTATGACAACGTGAAGACTAAGAGTATCACTGAAAACGTGATGCAGATAGGCCGTTGGAGAAAAGTATCCAGCAAGGGCTTTATTGCCAACCCTGAGGGTATCATGGACAACACATTTATGGGTGAGTTGAAGAAGCAAAAAGAAGACATCTTTGAACTCTTCACACCATTCTTTGTGTCCCTTGACCAGCGTACCAGAAAAGCGTTCCAGCCTGCACTAGACTTACTAGACTCAGGTGCTTTCTTAACCCGTGATATGCAAGAGGAGCTGATCATGAAGTACAACGACTTCCTGATTAACTACATCATGCAGACTACACCTTTCATGGATGAGTCTGGTAACCAGACCAACATTGCAGCACATGCAGAAAGATTGTTGATGGGTAACAACAGCATGGCCCGCAGACTGAAAGTAATCAAGGAAAGCACAGATAAGAATATCCAGAACAACATGTTCTTAAAAGAATTGATGCAGGTGATTGCTAGTGAAGAAGGCAAGCCTGATGTCATCAAGATGCTAAGACGTGTAACAGACAGCTACCGCACTAACCTGACACTAGACTCTGCTAAAGACCTGTATCAGTATGCTATCAACTCAGGTAACACTGAGCTTGAAGGGTTCTTAAAAGACCTGGCTTATTTAACTATGATCCAGGGCGGCAACCAGGAGACAGCGTTCAACTTTGTACGCGTGTTGCCGGTGGAGATCTTTTCAAACACTTCTAAGTTAATCCTGGATGCGTTTAAGAACAGCCCGGAGATGGAGCTGAACACAGCCAGTATCTGGAAGCAGTTCCACCAGAATAACGTCATGGATGACAGTATTGTTCCTAATGCCAAGTTCTATAAGAACATGGGTGGTTTCTTATCTGTAAGCGTAGACATGGATACTGCCAAGCGTCCCTATGTCAAAGTGGTAAAACTTAATAAAGCATACTCTAAGGACCAGATAGAAGAGCTGAGAAGAAACCGTCAGTATGATAAGATGTATGTACATACACTTTATGAGAGATACAAAGAGGACGGCAAAGGTAATATGATCTTCAGACCTGTCAACAAAAAAGGAAGCAATAAAATGTACACTGAAGTGAATAACGTAGGCTTTACATCTATGCTGGCTGATAACAATACAACCCGTGAGGAGATGTATCCTGACAATGCTGCACTGGTAGCTAAGCCAGAGGTGATCATGCCTGAAAGTGAGACTAATGAAGTGGCTAATGAGCAACCGGCAGCTGAGAATACAGAGGCACCAAACACCTTGGAAATTGGTGCATTCACTATCTTAAAAGGAAGTGACGGTACTTACGATATCCAGGGTCCGGATGGTGTCATAGCTGACTATGTTCCTACACTTCAAGAAGCTATTGACATTGCCAACAAAGCAGACGCTTTAGTACAGCAAGATGAGCAGGCAGGTAACTTATTTAATGAGGAAAACTTAGTGCCTTGGGATGGAGATCCTTTTGCAGAGAGTAATAGCTTGTCTGTTGTTCCTACTGAAGCTTCGGTTGAGCAACCTAAAGGTGATAAGCTGGATAAGAAGTATGAACTCTTTGAAGGAGTCTATGCCAATGAAGGACAGCGTGATGCTATTGACAAGATAGAAGGATTCTTAAAAGGAGATGCTCAACAGTTCTTACTAAAAGGCCGTGGAGGTACAGGTAAGACCACTATTATCCAGAAGGCTATTGCCACTTCAGGAGTAAGCAAGAACTCTATTGTAGGTACAACAGTTTCTTATGAGGCAAAGAACGTACTGCAAGAGTCTATGAAAGGCTACAAGACAGCCACTATTGCTTCTATGCTGGGACTTATACCGGACTATGATAAGTTTGGCGCTATGTATTTCAGAGAGCGTAATGCTGATGAAGAAGCAGACTTCCGTGCTGCAGGTAAGGCAGATCCTATTGAGACAGCTAGGCTGATCATTGTGGATGAGGCTTCCATGATTGGAGACTTTATCTATGGCAGACTTCTGGAAAGAAAGCTTCCTGGTGCAAAGATCATCTTCATGGGAGACAATGCTCAGATCCCGCCAATTGATGTGGCTGATAACACAGACTCACCTGTATGGAACCTGATGCAGGGCACTAACTATGCGGAGCTTACAGAGCGTATGCGACAGGCTTCAGAGAGTCCTATCATCCCTGTTACAGATGTATTTGCTGTAAACATTGAGCGTATCCAAAAAGACCAGCCAGGTGTGGTTAAGAATCCTTTAGTGGAGCGTGCTGACAAGATGGAGAACGGCGAGGGTGTACAGTTCATGAATGACGTTAAAGCTGTGGTTACAGAGTACGTAGCAGATTATAATAATCCGGCCTTTACAAAAGGATCAGTAATTGTAGGAGCACGTAACGAAGTAGTAGACAACTTTAACCGCCAGGTAAGAACAGCCTTGTTTGAAGATGCTATGGAGCAGCCGTATTTACCAGGAGATTTTGTACGGGTAAACACGCCTCACTATGTAGGTAAAGAGCTTGCTTTTGAGAATGGCTTCAAAGGAAAAGTATCTGCTGTAAGAGAAACCAGCAATGATGTTTCTGCAAAGTATGGCTTCCCTATCTATGAGATCACGGTTAACACTCCTGTGGTAGATATCAACGGTGAGGCTAACGTAAGAAAGTCAACCATGCTGACCATCAACCCAACGGAGAAGGCTAAGTGGAAAACTATCCTGGCACAGGAAGCTGCTGCAGCTAAAAAATACACAAGAGGTACGTCTGAGTCTAAGGCAGCCTGGAGAAAGTTTTATGACCTGAAAGGTTCTATCGTAGATATTGGCTACGGATATGCCATCACTTCTCATAAAGTCCAGGGTAGTACGTATGACTCAACGTATGTACTGGAGAATGATATCATGTCATTCCCTGGTGGAACAGAACAGCAGAACCGCATGATGTACACAGCCGTGTCACGTCCGCGCAAGAAGCTGGTGATATTCAATGCTGCTGTAGCAAGCACAGGCGCTACCGAGGTACTGCGCAATGCAGAAGGTGTACGCAAGTTTGTGAGAAGCGCTCAGATTGACCAAGTAAAAGAAGATAAAGACAAAGGTTGCAATTAATCCCCCCACAATACCCCTATGGCTTCATGTCACATATTTAGAGATAATACCGGTGCTGTCAGTAAAGTGACGGCACCAAATGGTAACGAGTCCCAGCTCTTTGCTGACCTTAACCAGGTAATGCCTGATAAGGATGAAGCTTTAGACGCCTGGGCAGTTGCCTATACAGATGATTTTAAGTCCTGGTTTGGTGACTGGGAACGTCCCATCAAAGCACAGCTTAATGACTCTGGCATTGATGAAGTGACTTTAGCTTCTATCCAAGGACAATTAACAGAAGGCATGGACACCAATGGTGAGCCTAGTTATGCTGCTATGAAGTCTTTCATGGATCAAAATGCAGCTGAGATGCCAATGCCTTTAAAAGGCAATGAGGCCCTGTACAAGAAGTTCAACCTTATCAACCAGTATGGCCAGATCAGTTTTGTCAAGTACAGCACGCCTGAGCAGATCAAGCAGACCAATGACCGGATAGCAAGCCTGAACCGCAGTCCTTACTATAAGTTTATGGTAAGACAGACGCCTTCAGGATACAAGATCTTTGTGTTTAATAAAGCCCTGGCTAAGAATACCCAGGATGCTAACGTGGGACGTAAGTATTTTACAGAAAGCACAGAGACACGTTCTACTGAGGTCTTGCAAAAGATTGCAGACAGCGGCCATCCCTTAAATAAACTGGCAGGACAGTTAATGTCTTATGCTAAGCTTAATGACGTAAAGATTACCCTGGTACCAGGCAGTCATCCTGCTTTACAAGCCAGGGGTATGACCGCTGCAGGTATATTCTACCCAGGCACTAATGAGATCTTTATTAACCAGGACTCTAAATTCCGTGGAGCAGGCTCTGAGCCTACTATTATCCATGAGATCCTGCACAGTCTGACTTACCATGAGCTTAAGAGTAATGGCGAGGCAGTTACTGCTTTGACGAACTTGTTTGACTACGCCAAAGAAAAGCTGGGAGGTTATAATGATGAGACCGGTGAAGGCAACTATGCCCTAAGAGACCTGGATGAATTCATAGTAGGTATATTCACAGACGGTAAGTTTGTAAAGCAGCTGCTGGAGATCCCAGCTAAACCCGGAGAGAAAGAATACGCCAATATCTTTGACCAGTTGTTTGATTATATCCTGGGACTTTTTGGTATTACTGAGTCTAATGCCCTTTATGGTCAGGCGTATGCGGTGGCTACTAATATATTAGAAGACTTCCGTAAGACTACCGAGCAGCTTATGCAGGATGAAGAGCAGTACCAACTCTTCCAGGCTCAACAAGACTCTCAGCAAGATAACCTGCCGGATGAATTCTTTGCAAGCCCTCAGGCTTCAGAGCAGGAACTCCAGCAACAAGTACTAAATTTTTTATCCCAGATAGGGGTAAGCGTGGAAACGGTTGACAGCATCACAGATGCCTCAGGACAGCCGATCAGTGCCAATGCGAAGGCTGACATGCTTAACCGCATTATCCAGGTCACAGAGGGCTCTATGGACGCCAGGACACTAGGAGAGGAGGCAGCTCACTTCTTTGTGAACATGCTGGGAGATAATCACCCGCTGATGAAGCAGATGATGAATGACATCACGTCTTATCAACTGTACCGTGAAATAGTAGAGCTATACAAGAACCTGCCAGAGTACAGAAACCCGGATGGGTCTGTAAACTTTACTAAGTTAAAGAAAGAAGCTATTGGCCAGGTGATCAGTGAGCATATCATCAAGGGCAACACTGCTAATGAGACTCAGGAGAAAATCACCAAGCTTGCTTCCTGGTGGGAGAAAGTATGGAAGATTATCACAGACACTTTTAGAAAAGCTGAGGACAATCCTTTTGCTGCAGCAGCACAGCAGATCGGCTCTGCAGATACAAGTAATCTTGGATCAATCAATGCCGAGGAAGGTATTTACTTCTCTTTGGCAAGTAGTATAGACTTACTTAAGCAAGAGCAGAACAGACTTATCCTGGATAACTCTATTGATCCGGTGACTAAGCAAAAGCGCCACATCTATAAACATGATGGCAGGCCGGTGAAGACCTCTGTGACTACGGCTAAGGTAGACGCGTATTACAAGAAGATATTCCCTAATGACCGCAGAGATGAGCGCCAGAAGGAACTTGACCTTCTAAAGGCAGAGTTCGGTGATGCTATCCACTTAATGATGGAGAGTATCTATGAGGCGTATATTGATCCGGCTACCGGTCTTGTGCGTGACGCCAAGCAACCCGTTGTTCATGCAGCAGCAGGTACAGAGATCATGAAAAAGTTAGATGGCTACTTTGAGCAGCTGATTGGTTCATATCCTGTAGGTACCATGTTCATGAAGGAGGTAAAGATCTACGATCCTAAGGCTGACATGGCAGGTTCTATTGACTTGCTCGTGATTCCCACAAGCGGAGTAGTAGAGATCTATGACTGGAAGAGCCAGGAGATTGCCAAGTTCCAGACAGAGATCAAGGACTTTAAGCCTCAGGCTTACCGCATACAGCTGGGAGAATACAAGCGTATCTTAAGGGAGCACTACGGCTTCAACAAGTTTGGTAAAGTAAGAGCTATTCCTATCCGTACCCAGTATGTGTACCTAAAGAATGCCAAGAATGAGATAGACAACCTGGAGCTGAAAAATATTGAGATTGGTGACTTCAACCCGGCTATGATACCGGATGACCAAAACTACCTGTTACCAGTATCTGTAGATGAAACTACAGGAGACAAGAACCTGGACAAGTTGATCAAGAAGCTGGACGGTATCTATAAGCGTATTGAGCAAAAGAAGTTCAAGGCAGCAGAGAAGTTCAAGCAAAAAGAAGAACTTAAGCGCTACCGTGATGCTATCCGTGACCTTGAGCTAAGAGGATCTATTGACAAGTTTATTGAGCTGGGTAACACTGAGGTTGCCCGTATCAGGGAGCTAATGCTCAATGACGCCCTAACTCCTAGGGATATCCGCACAGCCCTGGATACTTTATCTGTGTTCAGTTCTACCAGTGGTATCATCAATAAGATCATTGCAGATTACAACCGCGATATCATTGCTTCTGGTAATACGCAGGACATTGAAGCCCTCAAAGAACTCTCAGATGTATATAAGCAAATGACTGCCGATGCTGCAGCTACCCTTGAGGAGGTAGAAGAGAACCTGACAGAGATTGCCAGCTCTATTGCACAGCGTATGGGTATAGAGAACTTTGAGAAGTCAGAGAAGGGTGTAAGCTTTTTAGCCGGTACATTTAACTCTTTGTCTCAGCTGGATACTAAAGCCATACAGACTTTCTACAAGATGCTTAGAAACGTGCAGAACAAGCGCGATGCTGACTTCAACAAAATGATGACAGAACTTCACAAGCACAAAGACGCTTTGGAGCAGTGGGGTAAAAAGAAAGGCATTACGGGAGATAAGTTATTTGACATCATGCTGGACTTTAAACTCGGCAAGTGGACAGGTAACTTCCTGAAAAAATACGACAGTGAATTCTACAGGCAGCGTGACCAGGCCATCCGTACAGGAGACTGGAAGTGGATTGCAGAGAACACGGAGTTTGACGGTGAGCGCTATGAGAAGGAGAGAGCCCGTAAACTAGAGTATTACAAGGAGGCTAAGTTTATGACAGATGAGAAGGCTAATGCCGAAGCAGTGTCTAAAGCTTTCTACAAATGGGTAGATACTCATAATATTTTAGATGAAGAGGGTAAGCCTAACCAGGACGGATACCTGAACCCTAAGAATAATTTCTTAAAGCCTAGTGCCAAGTGGCATAGTGCCGGTTGGAAAGAGCTTAGTGCTAAAGGCAACGAGCCTGCTATGGAGGCATACAAGTATTTCCAGTCTACGATCAGACATGCAGAACGCCTGGGTATGATAGATGAGTACTCTCCGGAGTTCATACCATCTATGTTCAAGGGTAAATTGGATCAGTTAGTCTTTGGAGGTATGAACAAAGGAATGTTTGCCGGTGGTGACTTCTTTGAGCAGCTGGCTATTGACTCTGGCTCACAGTATTTTCCAGACCAGGACCCTGTTACAGGAGAGGTACTTAACCGCGTGCCGGTATACTTTACCCGTGACATCGGTGTAGATGATGGAGGTCTTACTCCAAACTACGACAGAAAGAGCAAGGACTTGTTTAAAGTATTCTCTATCTGGGGTGGTCACATGTACAACTACGAGGGCATGAGCTCTTTGGAGGATGACGTGTTTGTCTTAAACACAGCGGAGCGTAACAAAGAGAGTATTGTCACCAACTTGTTTAATGAAGGTAAGCGACTTCCTAACGGAGAGCTTGACACCAAGCCGGGTAATGAGCGTAATGCCAAGATCCTGCAGGACTTTACTAATTTCTATTTGTACAACAGACGTACAGGTGAACAGTTTGACGTAAAGGTCAAGATGTTTGGCAAGACGTTCTCTGCACAGAAGTCTCTACAGTTTATCCTGGGCTTCTTTAGCTTAAAGACTTTAGCCCTAAACCCTTTATCAGGTTCTGCCCAGTTTGTAGGTGGTACGGGTAACGCGTTCTTATTGGGTACCAAGAAAGTAGTTATGAATAATGACGACTGGGTTAAGTCCATGTACCTGTATACCAAAAGAGACAGTAAAGCTATTGCTATGCTGGACTACTTTGATATGCTACTGGAAGACGGTAAGCGTAACAAGGGTAATAAGCTCTCTGTATCTAAAGCAGTAGCTAGTTTTAGTTTGGATAACATGTATGTGTTCCAGCGTATTGCAGACAAAGCCGTACAGAACCCGCTGGCCATTGCCATGATGCAGAACTTTATGGTAGATGAAAGTGGTAATTTGGTCAACATCACTAACTATGTGAAAGACCAGATGAACTACAGTACGTTTTATAACTTACCGGCTGCTGAGCGTAAAGAGTTCAAAGCTAAGTTGGAGGAACAAATTGCCAAGCTCAAGCAAGAGAAGAGTTTATTTGCCACTGCCAAGATTGAAAATGATGAGCTGACCATTCCTGGCGTAGACATGGGCAGTGAGAACTCAGAGAAGTTCCGGGCCGCTGTTAAAAAAGCAGCTAAGACTATCATTGGTAACTCTACCAGTGATGACATCAATTTGATCCGTACCAACAGCTGGGGCATGGCCCTGATGCAGTTCCGTAGCTGGATCCCGGCTATGGCTAAGGAAAGATTTGGTAACCTCTACAAGGACGGTGACCTGGATGTTTACCAATATGGTAAGCTCAACAGTTTAATGGGTGAGCTATTCAGCGTAAGAGCCGGGCAGTTGCTTAAAGGTATTGTATTAGGTTTTGGTTCGGATGGTGCTATTGCGGCTGCTAAAGCCAGATACCACATCATGAAAGCAGATGCTTATGCAAATGGGGAGGAGTTTAACATCACAGAAGCGGAATTCATTGACATGCACATTGGTAACTTAAAGAGTGCCATCAGAGAGGTCATGATTCTTATTGCTTTTTACATGATGCTCATGGCTGTTAAACCAGGAGATGATGATGAGATGGATGAGTACACGGGTATCCGCAAGTACACAGCCAGGGCTTTGTCTAAGTACTACAACGAGTTTGCCTTCTACTACAACCCTATTGAGTTTACCAACCTGATCAAGTCTCCTTTGCCTATTATTAGTTTGGCAGAGGACACCCAGAGATTCTTGGGAGCTACGTTAAAGCAAGGTTGGGGAGTAGCTACAGGCGACTCTGAGACAACAGATGAAGCCAGACCTTTGAAATATTTATTTAGGCTTATGCCTATAACCAAAGAGGTTGTACAGATGACAGCCATCTTTGATGATGACTTCCGTAAAGAGTGGGGAATACGGATACAATAAGAAAAAGGGAGGCACCAATAGCCTCCCTTTTCTTTTAACCCCCTTAAACTAACTGTTCTTCCTGAATACAGTGAACTGTATATGAGCCAGGCCCAGCCCCAGTGTAAATGTGTAGGCTGTACGCTCCTGCTCTCCATGTAGTTCTTCCAGCTCTATTCTTACCTGCTGGTGTTTAAACTCGATGCCTAACATACTTCTGTGTTCAGGCAATAACTCAATCATAAAGGCAAATTCCATGTAGTTTTAAGTAGTGGATTATTGTCTGGCCAGCCATACAAAAAACCCGTTGAACATTTTAAATAAGCCCCACCACAAAAAGAAAGTAGTGGTGAGGATGACTATCCAACCTACTATAGAACTCCAGTTAAGCTTCTTTAGGGTATGTATTATTTTCATACGGCTAAATTAGAGAGCTGTTTGGAGTTCTACAAGTAAGGTCTACAAGTATTGTTTTCTGATGTGACCAGGTTACTAATGGGTAACCAACACAGAATCCAGCATAGTGGCTACTTTAGCCAGTAATTCTTCTTTGCTGCCTTCATTGGTGATCACATGATCAAAAGCCCAGGTGTCTAAACCGGTTTCTGATGGATGCGCGTTGACCGCATCAATGCCAGGACGGTTGATACGCACAATAATTCCACCATGGTCTTTCACTGCCAGAGCTTCATTGGAGAACCGGCAGTCAGTGATGATCCAGTTAGGGTAGAGGTCTTCAATATCTGCTCCACTCATACGATCACTGTAACCACTCATATCTGTAGTGTAGTCAGCAAAGAGCGCGTTGATCCATACGTTAGGATGCAGCTTATCTCTAAGTGCGTCTGTACCCAGCTTCTGCAGAAACTCTCTACCCGTCATGCGGTTATGCATCTCTGTGTTACCGCTTTGCTGTAACCACATGCCGTTAGGATCGTGAGGCGTAGTCTTGACAGCAATCTGTCTGGTACCACCATCGCGGACGATGCCATAAGTTTCCCACTGTGAGCCTAAGAACTGCTTCTTAAACTCCTGGTCTTCAAATTTGTGTTTAGGGACACCTAAGAGTATACTGGCAATCTCTTTGAGCTTACCGGCAAACTTCTTAATCTCCCATTCTGTATAGTAGTGGTGGTCAAAGTCTCTAAGGTCTGAGCCTCCGCCTGCTTTAACAAACTCATCAAAGGTCCTGTAGCGGGAGTTACTCATCTTAGGCTTGCTGCACTCACTGGTATGATACTGGATCATTTGACCTACTAAGTCTTTTCCGGATCCTGCGTAACCTGAAATAGCAATTATCATTTTTTCTCAAGTTTAATTTCCTCAATTTTAAAGGGCACTCTACCCAGGTAACAATCCTGTGGGAGGCCCAAGTGTTTTTTGTAATTATTAATACATTCCTGTATGTTCTTTGCACCTACCGGGTTGTGGCTGTGTACAGCACACTGTTTGGGGGCTACTTCATTTTCTATACAGTGTTCAATTAACCACATGGCAGAGCTAAGACCTGTCTGCTCTTTAAAGTTGTGGTAAGAAGGTGTCTGGAAGCCGTAGCTTTTCACCTGGTCATAGTAGTCTTGCATGTGTTCATGTGCAAGGTCATGGTCAAAGCTGATAAAATCAGGTACGCCATGCTCTTTGATGTATGCGGTGAACTGCTCATGCGTACGCACTACTACCCACGGTTCATAACCAGGTAGGGTATCAGTAGGAGTCCGCACGTCATCAAGGTAGAGTGCTTTACGTAATTGGGTTTCTTCTGAGTTATTCATGTTATAGGATATTGCTTGCTTTGAATCAAGCCTCTTAATTGTTGGATTTCTTCTTGTTGTTTGTTTATCAACTGAGCCATTCTATTTAGGTCACTGTAGATTTTCACCTCTCTATCAGTTGATCCTCCATACATTACCCTATCATTTTTAACTGCCAGGAACTTATGGGAAGATGAACAGATGGTTTTAGGCCAAGCTCCATTGTTTACGTCTTGTTGATTGATTGTGATAGAGGCAGATACGGTGAGCATCTCAGCACCTGAGTCTATACCACTTCCATCTTTTAAGACAATATATGGAGGTGTTTCTCTGGTGAGGTTAAAGTTGACTTGCATGTTTTTTTCCAACCAGTATATCAGTTCATTATGAAGCATAAACTGAGGCTCTGGGTTATCAATATTGTTTATTACTGGATTCATGGATTATTAAATTAATGAGAGAAAAAAGTTACGGTAGTGAGATACCGTAACTTCTCCCCTCTGCAAAACACTTGATTTACCATAAGAGGAAATGACTTTCCTGTGAACCCTCGTTTAAGCATACTTAAGACATTATACATTCAAGATCACCCATCAGTGTAGGCTGTTTGGCAAATGAATCTTAAGCGCCTGGTAAAACGTCTCTCCTGATGTGTTTAAAGCCAGGTAGGTTCTAATTGTTCACAACCACATTTAGGGTCTTTAAACTCCTGAGGATCCGTGCCCGCCTGTACCTCTTTGAGTTTCTGATAACTCATCCACTTCCTTATACTGTATCAATGGTACAGGCATGATAATCAACTGAGCAATACGATCACCCACTTTGTAAACATCATCAGGCGACCATGGATTCTTTAAGTTAAATGTAGCCATAATTTCTCCACGATATCCACTGTCAATTACACCAACAGAGTTGCTCATGACTAAATCATAGTTACGAATAGAAGAACGAGGAAACACAAGACCTACCATCCCCTCTGGTATCTCTACAGCTAATCCTGTACCATATACTATTTGGCCTTCTCTACTAGATGCGTCAACTGATGTAGCTACAAGATCTGCTCCGGCATCACCTGGTTTGCTAAACTTAGGCATCACAGCCTCACTTACTAGTTTTTTAAATAGTACTTTCATTGGGGATATTGTTAACGTGATTATAGATTAGCTTTAAACATTTGGCTTTCCAGCCTCCACCATTGACCTGTATCATGGGTACCTTGACAGAGTCATAACGGGCATGGTGAAACTCCTCCTCATTATCATCAAGGTGGAATATGAAGTTGGTCCCTAGCAAGTACTTACTCTTCCATTGCATATTGGTAAAGTGTACATGGTGTTTGGGGATACCCAACCGGTCTACAACTTCCCACAAGTCATCTAACACTGGGGGCCAGCGGTAGCCATACTTGTGGCAGTGCATTTCATCATAGCGGGTGGTGGTCACGCGCACTTGAATGCCTTGGTCCAGGAGCTCTTTTGCAAACTCCTGGACATGGGGCAAAGCTAGCGTACCATCAAAATCAAAGGATACGTATTGTGTCATAGTTTATAAATAAACAACAGATGGATCCGCACTGTACACAGGTTCTTCTATATGCTCATAGACCTGTTGCAATACAGCCGGTTTTACCAGGGTATGCAACAGTGTATCAACAAATACTTTGTGTACAGTCTCGTGGTCTGATATAAAGCTCAACGGGTGAGACTCTTTCAGTGCAATGGTCACGTGGTTATACAGGGCCCATGCACTGTCCTGACCTACACCGTAGTTATGAGAAGGTTTACCCAACTCTCTTTGTACGATGCCAAGCTGCGTCAGGGTAAGCACCTCATGCTCAATAAAGAGCTTGCCAATGATTTCTCCCTGCTCAGACTTTGTCAGTCCAATGTTCTTAATCTCATTCTTCTGTTGAATGAGTTTACTGTAGTATGAGGTAGCATTGCGGATCTGGTGAGACACCGTCTCATTCATTTCCTGATCCGCTGTACCGGTGTGTTTACGTGCCCAAGTGGACATGTCACCCGACATCACACCATTGTCACATACGTATACGTGTGCACCTACGGCACACTTAAAACGCATGGACTTATCATAAGAGTTTGTCCAGGCAAACATGAGGCCCATATCCGGATCATCACCATGTTCCAGGTGATAGATGCCTTGTACGATATTACAGCCTCTTGCTTCCTTGTACTTTTCATTCTTGATACGGAACCCACTCTTTTGTAACTCTGCATAGGTTTGGTCTATTACAGAGCTGTGAGGGATTACCGTATAAGTCTTGTCATATTGTGGTAGCCTTGCACTGGCTACCTCTCCTTTGCTCGCATATCTTGTTTTTGCTGGCATGTGTATTTGGTTTTTACTTTTTCCAATAAGTTGATAGCTCAGGCTCCGCTTTTAGTGGGACCCTTTTACAGAAGATCTCACCTGCTTTGCACATGGCGTCTTCAACCATCTTTGCTATCTCGTCTTTCATTTCGAGCGGACACTCCAGTACGTTCTCATCATGCACGGTGTTGACAAACTTCACTGCGCCAAAGAGGTTATGCTCAATGATGTAGTTAAAGATGTACACGCAGCTGATCTTGGTGATCTCAGCTGAGGTGCCTTGGATGGGGAAGTTCAGGGATTTGCGCTCTATGTCTCCTTTGTACATGAAGTACTTGGATACCTTATCCTTTAGTTCAGGATAATCATAACTCTGTTTAGTCTTAGCTTCCCTGTAGCGTGTCCAGAAGTTCCTGTCCATCTCCTGCTCGAGTCTTTTGTACTCAGGAAAAAATGGAAGAAAGCTCTTTCTGCGGGTCACATCATTGATAAGGATATAACCTGACTCAAGGCCACTTTGCTTAACTGTGTCAAAGTATCTTCTCAGTCCAGGAAATGCCTGGAAGTACGCGTCATAGATCTTGTTGCCTTCTTCCAGGGTAATACCCAGGTTGTCTGCAATGGTGATACCTTGACCGCCGTAGTTAATGGCAAAACCCGCAGACTTAGCTGCCTGTCTTTTAGACTTATGCTTGTCTTTGACTTCATCCAAAGTGAGTCCCTCTAGTTCAGGGTACATCTTGGAAGCTACAAAGCTGTGCATATCTGCCAGGCCATTGTCATAAAAAGCTAATAGATTATCATCTTGGGCTCTGTTAGCCAGTACAATTTGTTCCTGACCAGAGTAGTCAGAGATAATAAGGGTGTTGCCTGGTTCTGCTACAAAGCAGCTGCGGGTCTCTGCATCAGAGGGAATGTTCTGGAAATTGATATAAGCCTCCCCGGTATTTTTGTCTTTACCTCCGGAGGATATTCTACCTGTGTCCAGGATCTGTCTGAAGTTGGTGTGCAGCCTTTGAGTTGCAGGGTTGATCTGTGCCAGGAAGTTCTTGCCATAGGTGCTGGTTACTTTCTCAGCCTTCTTATAGGCCAGGTAAAGCTTTACCAGTTCATGGCTGTGTTTACCTATCACAGATGCCTCCACAGACTTCTTAGTCACCCCTTTTTCTACCACTGTGCAGTCAATACCCAATGACTCAAAGAGGTTAATCACTTGCATGGAGCTGGACCAGTTGACACTGCATCCCACCGCCTGAAACATATCTAGCTGAGCGTCTATGAAATCAGTAAGTTCATTACTCATGACCCAATCATTGAGCTTAGCCAGGCAGTCTTCCAGTCTTTGTTGGTCCTTTTCCATTTTGAGCCGCCATTTGTTGCGGTCCAGTTTAAACCCACAGTACTCTATGTAAGCCAGAGCAGGGGTAAACTTGTTCTCAATATTGAGGGCACCAATTAAGTCCTTGTCTCTGAGAGATAATAATTGTTTTTCCCGGATGTCTTCTAAGTATTTGATGTCATCTGCGGCATACTGAAGCACCCGCTCAGACAGTCCCTCCTTTTTAATGTTGGTTCTTATTGTCTTATCCAGGGTAACACCACAGTATCTTTCCGCTAGTGCATCTAAACCTGCCCGTACAAGGTTATCTCCACAGTTAAGGACCTTTTCTGCTACGAAAGTGTCATAGATCTTACGTGGGTGTATGCCTTGCTTATACAAAAACTTCAGGTCAAACTTTAGGTTCTGGCCTATCAACAGCGCATTTTCCAGGTAAGGCTTTAGAAAGAGTACGTTCAGACCTCTGGTGTCTATAACATACTGCTCGTTCTTATTGCCCAGCTGGATACACAGCATTTTTTCCTGGTGGGGATCAAAGCCGGTAGTCTCTGTGTCAATGCACAAGGTGTCTGCAGTCTGCAGGAAGTTTAGGAGTTCATCTTTTGAGCAGGAAGTATACAACTTGCTGGGAGCAAGATCAGTGTTGGTTGTGTATACCTTGAACATGTCCTTTGGTTTAAAATTGTCTTGATTGTCGTAGTATGAGTACAAAAAAAAGGGAGCTATTAAACTCCCCTTTAATTGTACAATGCTTAATTACATTGTTACTGGGCTTTCGATAGGGGCAGTAAATGCTTCAGTTACATACTGACCAAAGTCAAATGAACCGGCGTTTAGTGCGAAGTGTTTGATGAAGTCTGTGATCTCTTGCTGGTCTTCAATGAAGTACTCATAATAGGTCTCAACCAATCTTCTCTCTTCTGCATAGTCCTTACCGTCAACACGCTTGTTTTTTAAAGGCATCAAGCGGCCAGTGTCATCTAACTTTGGCAGCATGTGGAAAGTCTGCTTCTTCTCTTTGCCTACAATGGCTAATACTTTCTGCTCCGGGTCAAAGATCACCTCATTGAAAGGTGCTTCTGGTGTAACCGGTATCATTTTGAATGTTTGATTGTCTCCCCACTTGGAGGTAATCAACAACATGGACTTTGTCATAGGGACGGTTTTGGTTTAGTGAAACTTCTACAAATTAAAGAGCTTTTTTGGAGACCTCCAAATCTTCTACAATAATTTTTAACTCTTCTTCTACAGGATTGTACTTATCACATAGCTCGCCCACCACTTCCAGTAAAACCATATCCACATTCAACAGCTTTGCATACAGCTCAAAGTACCGGTCAGGGTACAGATAAGTGTCTATAAACCTGTATTCTTGGGAGGTTTCACCAAAGTAGTTGCGTATGATCTTCTTACTCTTGTTACTGAATTGTGAGTACCTTCCCTGTAGGAAATGTTCATGGTCCGGGCCATAAGCCGCCAGGTTAAATACAAACACACGCTCTTCATTACTTGTAGACCTTTCCTCTAAAAACAGGGGATTGTTGTACAGGTAAGTGATGAGGAAGTCCTGGAACTCCAGGTCATCCGGGTGCTTGAATACGACTATGAGCTTTTTGTCCTGGGCAGTGAACACACCTTCCCAGCTCACATACACCCCGGCAGGAGCGTATGGAGCATTCTTAGGGATACTTAGGAAAGGGTATAGAAAAGTCTTGGACTTCTGAAAGTATTTAGCATATATTGCTGTTATCATCTGCTGTGTGTCTATAAGACTACCAGCTTATTGTCCAGGGCATACGGCAAGCCATAAGCTCTGTTTTCATAATGCCAGTGAGCCTTGTCTAATTCTTGGAATAATTTTTCTACCCACTTGGTCATAGTGTCAATACTGACAGGGAAGGCATAGGTTTGGAACATCCGGTCAATGGCAATAAACCTGAACTCTACCGTGTAGCCGTCAGTCAACAGTCCTTTGTACTCTGTGCACACCATGGTATAATAAATGGCAGCCTGTAACCAGTAGTTGAACGTGTCTATGCTATCCGGGAAGTTGACCAGGTCTTTGGAGGTAGTCTTTACATCATTAATATAAATGATTTTTGCCTCATGGTCAACTACCAGATTGTCAAGGATACCCTTTAGACCAAAAGGTCTGTTAGGTAATCGCTTGATTTCCATATACTGTTCGTTGTGGATATCTTTTAAGTCAAAGCTTGTCGTGCCGTAGCCAAGCAGGTCACACACCTCCTGGTTGGTTTTGATAATCTCTACGGCATTTCTGCAGTACTCTACCTGGTCATAAGCTACCAGGGTCTTGCCAGTGCGGCTTCTTAAAAAGGACCAGTACAGGATAGACTCCTCAGTGATCACTTTCTCCAACCGCTTCTGATCACCAGTAACACCGGTCTTCTTATCATCTGTCAAATTCTGGTAGAAGTTCATGTCGGCCATGATGTCTATGATAGCAGGGGCAAACTGTCCCAGCATATCACGCTTATCACCTTGAGCAGCCAGCTCTGTGTGATGAGAGAACACCCGGTCAATGATAACTTTTACATTGTCTGAAGGCAACTTAGAAGGGGACACTATGTACTGGTCATCAAACTTCTCCGGCTCTAAAAGTAAAGTATGGATGACCTTACCCTGAACAATATAGGATTCTGTCATCTCTTCTCTTAAGCCGAGTACATACATTTGGTAAAATGCCGCAGGGTTCCACAATAGTTTGTTTAAACTGCTGTAGCTAAACTGGAACGGCTTGGAGTAGAATGCATCTAAGGCATCCTCATGAGTTCTGGTTGATAATAAGTCCATCATTATTTTGCTTTTAGTGGGAGCTTATAGCTCCGCGTCCTTAACTGTCTTGTCTTCATTTAATGCAGGCCAGTAGTTTACTGCCCGCAGGTAAGCCTGGATTTCACCTTGTGTCTTACGGCACCAGGTGTGTGCTTCCAGTCTTTCTAAAAATTCATAGGCATCCTTGGTGGATGCTTGTGCTTTTTGTAAATCTGCTATGCCCACTTCTTCGTCAAGGGCAGCAGCAGCCTGACTCATTTTGCTCATAACTCTACATTTTTACTGGGTAAGTTGTAGCTGATCTTGATCTTCTGCAGTACTTCATTCTTAGTGTCTGACTTAAAAGCTTTGGCACTGTTGTCCCCAACTTTTTCCCCGTACCACCAGTACATATACGAGATCTGCTCGCGGTATACGCGCCACTGGTCCCCCATGTAGTCCATCAGGTATTCTCCCGGCTTGACTTTAACCATCCGGATACCATGTAGTACATTGATGACTTTGGCTTTCTTCTCATATTCCCTCTTAACAAGGATGTCCAGGGTATCAGCTATTCGCTTGAGCTGGAAGTGGATCTCCGGGATAGTGTGCTGTATCAGCTTCTGTCCCATAACACTTTGGTGTAAATCTCCCATAGTTACTTTGTGTTGGTTATGCAATTTTCCATGTCGCGTGAATAATAGCGGCCCAGGATATTGCCGTTGTAAGAGTGTGGCATCTTCAGTACATCCTTTTTAATTTGCCAGGCAAACTCACAATAGGATAAATACTTTTTGGTGCAGCACAGCTCCAGGATTTCTCTATGAAACTCTCCAGGGCCCAGCTCTTTTACATGAGCCTGCAGGTCTTTGTTGGAGCCATAGTACTTTTTCCAGTCAGACTCTTTTCTGAGTCTCTGGAATGTCTTACGGGTTTTAGTCAGGGCTTTCTCCCGTACGCCAATCCTTTTTTTGATGTTACTATACAGGGACTTTTTCCCTATGTAGAAAGCACCTGTTTTTAAATTGGTGATACAGTAGACAAACCCTTCCAGGTTCTCGTAGTTTAATAGTTGGGAAATGTCTGTGACATATCCTACTGGTGAGTAATACCAGTGGTCTTGCTTGCTAGTCTTGAGCATGGTCTTCAGTTACTATTCTGCGGTTAAGTAAAGGCACCAGCTTAACGGTAGTCTCCCTGGAACCGAAGTCCCGAACACTGTCCGCCAGGTCTTTACTCATCCTGAGGTGGATAAATGGAATCTGATACTGCTCTTCATACTTATTCATTGCCTTGATACCAGCTTCATCATTGTCAAAGAGGGTGATGACAGTTTTGTACCTGCTCTTGAGCTCTTCCATCATCTCTTTTTTGATCATGGAGTTCTCAGAGTCAGGAGCAATAACATCTACTTTAAGGTTTAGACTCTTCAGTGACATCAGGTCCTTGAGGGAAGAGGCAATGACCAGGTAGTCATGTCCTTTTAGCTGCTCGGAACCCTGCACATAGTCTTTAACTTTAATGAATTTCTTGTCCTGTACCTTGGGCTGATAAATTTTATAGAGCTCTCCATTGGCTTTGAAGTATCCGTAGATGTTCCTGCCGGAGATCTCCAGCGTCTTAACATCACCATCTTCTTCCTTGCTCATGGTATAGCTCTCCAGAGGCTTTACGCAGTGCTGTTCCAACAGCCTGGAGCCAATATTAAACTTGGTCCAGAAATACTGGTCAGCAGTGGTCCAGCCACGGACAACGGTGTCAACTACCCTATATTTGCTTTGCTTCTTGAATTCCTGTATATCATAGCCGCCGTTGTTGTGCAGTACAAACTCATTATAGTTGTCTACAATATCATGAGCAGCCTGATAGAAGTCACAGTTCTTCAGTTCTTTTACCAGCGTGTAGGCATCACCTTGTCTGTCTGTACTGAAGTCTTTGAACTTATACTTATTAGCGGTTCTGTCAAAGTAAATACACATACTGGGAGTACGCTCATTTTTCCAGAGACTTGTTATCTTCAGGTCTTGTCCGCCAAGCTTCTCGGGTAAGTTGCAGTAGTGTTCAAATATCCAGGTGTAAGGGACTTCCTTGACACCAGAGACTAGGTTTTTTGTCTTAAGCATACAGCTGAAATTAAAGTGGACAATGAAGGGTAGAGAGAAACTCCCTACCCTTGCACAATCACACAAAAACAAATTGTTACTGTTACATCAAGTCAAAGTCACCGTTGCTTGCTGTTGCAGGGGCTGCAGAGAAGTCCATACCGTTGTTCACTGGCTCAAAGCCTTGTACCGGTTTGTCTTCTTTTACCGGGATGATGTGCGTTGCCGCATCAAACACCTGCAGGTTGCCTGTGTTGGCTCCCTTGCCCTCAAAACCAAGTTTACCTTGTCTTGTATAAGGCATGAACAGTTCGTACGCTGTATAGCCTCCCTTGTCCTTGTAGGCACGGCCACAGATACAAGTATCCAACCACTTGCCACGGAACACCTGGGTAGCTACCGGCATCAATTCTTCAATGCGGGAAATAGCTGCGGCGTCAATGGTGTCATCCAATTCCTGGCGTACACCCAAAACGTTAGCAATACGTACCATGGCACTTAAGATACTGTTGTCACGGTTGGTTGGTGTACCGTTTTTAGTAACACCATCTGCAAAGCTGTGGTACTGGAATTTCACACGGCCTACCTGACCCAAATAACGGGGACCAGAAGGATTATCTTTGTTTACCAAGAAGCCTTCAAAGTCTTCCCCGATAGGAGAAGTCTCTACATTTAAGATGACCTCATAGCCACGGGTCTGCTGGAAGTTGTAACCCTCTTTTAATTCCACACTGTGGATCTTCACAGTATGATTACCTGGTTGAATCTTTGCGTTTGTCTTACCTGATCCCGCTGTGTCTTTTACGTTTCTTGTACTAAGCATATTATATAGTTGTTTAAAAAATTTACTTATGAAATGAATACTTTGTCCCAGTGAGTGACAACACCTTTGTCTGTCATCTCTGATACTACAATCTCCTTGTTCTGGAGGTGGGTGGGTCTTGCACCACAGGCAATGTCATCTGTTGTCTGGAAGCTCAGGATGTTCTCCTTGCCTTTGCGGTAGAGATATCCAATAGCATCCGAGTTGGCACAGGTGATGCGTTTAATCTTGCCTGTTAGGTCAAGCTCAAGAGCATTTACATCCGTGCCATTTTTGTCAATGACGGTGTCTTTTACGTGTCCCACTAAGATCACGTGCGGTGCCAGGGTTTTGATGTAGTCAATTACCTTGGAGAAAGCTTCTCTTAGGTAAGGATAACCAGCACCCTGTGGCATGTTCAGGATAGTGCCGTACTCGGCCTTGCCCTTGGTAAACCAGTTCTTACCCATAGGTGTATTGCTATACAGCTGTTCTGCATAGGGGATACACATTTCTTCTAGTGCCGTGATAGTGTCCACAGCGATGTACTTGTAGGGCTTTCCAGCCTGAATAATAGCCTGGCCAATGCTCTTGATGTCCTTTACTGACGCCGCTTTTAGCTTCATAGCATTTACGTAGTCAGTACCATTCTCAAGGTCAATGATCAGGCAGTCCTGTAAACCTGCCAATAGTTCTGTCTTGCCTACTTTAGGCTTAGAGAACAGGATGAGGTTCTTCGGGTTTTGGGTTGTTGCCGCAATAGGTGCAGTCGGCAGCACAATTGTTCCAGGTTCCATGTTTAGTTCTTTCTTGCTTGTTTTATGGCCTTAATTTTGTCATTGAGGAACTTCTTGTTACTCACAGGTTCCAGCTGTGTAATGGCCAGTTGGTCCAGGATAGTCATGCGCGACAGGTCCATGTCTTCATCAGGCACGGTTGTGTCAATCTTATCCAGGGCAAAGACCTCTTTTGAACTCATGATAGCTGCTGCTGCTTTGGCTCCCTTGGTTACCGGAACAGCCTCTTCAAGAGGTAGATAATACATTTTTGTCTCAGGGGTTACATACCCCAGGGTGTTGTTCTTCTCTACCTGTTCTTCATACTCTTCGCTGTAGTTAGCATTGGGTCTTATCCAATACAGGGTACGCTTGGGGTCAACAGGATTGTTCACATTGTCTGTGATCTCAAAGAAGTAACCGGAAGGTTCCCGGTTCATCTGGTTGCCAAATACAGTAACGACCTTGCGGTTGTTATACATAAAGGCCACCTTACCATCCAGGGACGTTTCTGGTGCGTTCATCTCTGCCAGGGTCTGTCTGTGATACTCCCGCAGAGCTTTTCGGTTCTCTGCTTTAATCTCAGAAGTATTTCTGACTTCTTTTGTACTGTACATGTTACTATGGTTTTGATTGTATAAAAACTGGTTTGTTGCACGGTGGCGGGCTGCACTCTTTGAGGGTCATGTTTGCAAAGTCCCCTTCAAAGAATAATAATTTATCCGGAGCCCCGTCACGCGCTTTGAGTACATGGAGTATGACATGGCTTGGATGCACGTTAAATTCCTGTGGCCCGTAAGGCACCACGCCTTTTTGGAAAGGGCGGTCAATGGCAATCATGATGTCTGAGTGATTGTATAGCGCATCGCCACCGTAGAAGTCAGAGGAGGTAGGATAATTACCTGCTCTTCCTGGTGTTCTGCGTAACTGGTCCTCTATGTCTCTTTTCATTTGGCTTAGTACAATGAACAGACAGGGCATGGATTTTTTCAACTCAGTCATCATGCTGCCAAGATTGTGAAGCATAGCCAACTCACTTTTCTCATCACCCACCTGAACCAGGTAAGAGTGGTCAATGGTAATAACTACGGGCTTCTGTACTTTTCTATAGAACTCTACGATCTGCCGCTTGATCATGGGCACAGTCATCTTCTGGTCTATCTGGTAGATATCCCGGTCCTTGTGTGCTTCTGAATAAGTGCGCAGTAGGTCAA